ATCTACCGCCAACCCGGATCGGTGAACTTACGCGCGCCAGCGACCGCGTTTCGCGTTCACCATTCGCGCGAGACGTTGAGTGCTCGCTGCTTGCGTCGTTCGTTCTCTTTTCGGATGTTGCACGTCAAGTGTTCGGCTTGGAGGTTGGCCCGGTCGGTGGGATGGCCGCCGTCGATGAGGGCGATGATGTGCCCGGCGGTCGAGGACTGGAGGGCTGGCCATCGCAGGTGCGGGCACAGGGGGCGCCGGCATTCGCCGCAGTGCGTGGACTCGGCGATGACCTGGGCTCGCAGCCTCTGCCATGGGCGTCCGGCTCGGCCCTTGCTCCGAGGCACCCGGCCACCTGCTCGCTCAGCCAGTGAACCGGGGTTCGGCCACGACAGCTGTGGCGGCGACGTCGACGGCGTTAAGTACCTCGGTGCGCCCGTCGACCTCGACGGGAACGGGGACCGGCACGGTGACGGGAACAGGGACCTCGACGGGCACGAGGATCGTGACGGGCGGCGCCACCGTGGTGGTCGTGGCCTCGGTTGTGGTGGTCGTCGGCGCGACCGTCGTCGTGGTGGGCGCAGCGGTCGTGGTGGTGGTGCACGTGGTCGGCGGGGCGCACTGGATGCAGCGCCTGGGCACGGCGAGCCGGCCGGGTGTGTCGTCGTCGACGACGGCGGGCGTGGTGCCGGGTGTGGCGTCAGCCGAGGTGGCGAGGGCAGCGAGTCCGGTGAGTGCGAGGAGGGCGATGCCGGCGGCGGTGGCGGCACGGGCGTAGAGCTTCACGGTGATCCTTCGGTGATGGGTTAGCGCAGGGCGCCGATGAGGATGAGAACGATGACGACGACGAGGACGATCACGATGAGGGAGCGCACGGTGGCCTCCAGTGGAAGGTGGGCGGGCCGCGCCTCTGGCCCCTGTGACGATCCCGTTGGCGCGGCCCGCCCGTTGCTGTGACGGCGACCAGGGAGACGTGGCGTCCGTCGGCAGCGATGGTCAGGGGCGCCGTTCGTACCGCGGGACCGTCGGGTAGAAGCCGCCGCCGAACGCGAGGTGCGCGGCGACGAGGGCGAGGCCGAGGGTCACGAGGTCGATCGATCCGAGCGCCACCTTGAACAACGCCAGGATGAACACCACGAGCGCGACGAGGGCGAACATCAGACGGGCTCGGGTTCGACCGGGGGCTCGGGCGCGGCGGGCGTGTTGGCGAGGACGAGGGCGGCGAGGCGGTCCTTCTCGGCGGTGAGTGTCGAGGCGATAGCCAGGATCTCGGCGGGGTCGTCCGAGGCGTCGACGAGCTGCGCGGCCAGGCCCTCGACGAGGGCGGTCACCGAGTCGATGGCGTCGGAGAGGGGCTCGACCTCGTCGTAGATGGGCTGGAAGTTCGCCATGATGGCCTCCGTTGAGATGATGTCGTTGACGGTGTTGAGGTCGATGGCCCGTTCGATGGCGGTGAGGCGGCGACCGAGGTGGAACAGGCTGCGGTTGATACGGGCAAGCGCGCTGTCGATGCCGTCGAGGGTGACGTACGCCGAGATGTTGGCGGTGGCCATCAGCCGCCGCCCTGCGCCCGGGCGATGGCAGCCTTGGCCCACATGCTGGCCTGCTCGAGGTTGGTGATGGCGAGCGAGGCTTCGCGGCCGGATGGGAGGAGGCCGGCCAGTTCGGTGGCGGTGCCGATCATCAGCTCGGTGACGGAGTCGAGCGCCTCGGCGACGCCCGGGCCGATGGGCGGGTGGTTGGTGAACCGGTGCTCGATGTCCTCGGGGCTGATGGGCTGCGGCGCGGGCATGCGTTCTCCTCAGGTCCCGACTGTTGGGCCGGTGGATCCGTCGGTTTCGATCCACTCGAACTCGCCGACCGGCCGGTGCATCTGGCAGCTGCAGCAGTAGGTGGCGCCGTAGAAGGTGGGTTGCCGGGCGTAGGTCTCGGCGATGGCCGTGCCCATGGTGGTGCGCGCTCCGCAGGTCCGATGCCGGTAGGTGGCGCGCAGCGGGCGTACGAAGCCCTTGGACCGTTCGTCGTCGCTGAGCACGAGGTAGGCGTCGTTCTGCGGCACGGGCTCGTCGTCGGGCCCGTGGCCGAGACGCGGGTCGTTGCGGTCGCTCGTCACGCCGGTCATGGCAGGGCCTCCGTGGTGAGGTTCCGGTAGGCGAGCACGTGCCCGGGCTGGACATGTCCGGCGAACCAGCCGGGTTTCCCGGCGGCGGTGAGGGGCACGATGACGGCACCGGTGCAGCACGGGTCCACCCACGTCGGTTCGGCTTCGCCGGTGGGCCACACCTTGAAGTCGACGATGCTCCCGGTGGCGCGGGCGCACATGCGCCACGGCAACGGGACCACCGTGCCGTCAGGCTGGGTGATGGCGGGCACGGGGAAGCCGGTGCCGACCATCGTGAATGGGGCTTCGGGGTGGGCGAGGTCCCATACGTGGACGTTCACGACGGTGAAGACCGAGGCGTACACGTTCTTCGTGACCGTGATCCCCCGCTGGCCGTCCCAGCGCAGCAGGATGCCCTCTTGGGCGAACCCGTGGGAGCTGGCATCCCACGTCGCGCACGCCGTCTGGTTGACGGTGGCCGGCGCGCCCGTGACCGTCCATGCGGCCCGGGAGTTGCCGCCGGTGTTGGTCGGTGGGGCGTGCACGACGGTTGAGCCCTGGTCGCCGTAGACGGTCAGGGTGTCGCCGCCGTCGGGTGTGAGGGCGATCAGGTCGTACGGCGTGCTGGCCGGCGCGGTGACCGGTTCGCAGGCGACGGCACCGAGCAGGAGCGCGGCGAAGGCGAGGAGGATGCGCACGGCAGTTCCTCCTGGCTCATCGGCCCGGAACGGCGAACGCCCACCGAGAGATCGGTGGGCGGAGGCGGTGACCAGCGAGTGGACAGACTCCACAGACTGATCGCGTGTAGCAGAGAGTTACACCGACGCGTGGTCGGCTGTCAAGTACCCATGTCCCTTTCTCAGAGGGTGCCCACCGTCCATGTGATCGGGTCGGGCAGGTGGAGGGTGTCGTTGCGCATGACCTTCACCGCCGGTCCCCTGTGACCGTCGGCGCTCAACATGTCACCGAACAGGGGCTGGCCGTCGAGGACGACCGAGAAGAACACGGTCGTGAGCCGGCCCTCGGGAACGTCGAGCCTGGCCCAGGTCGCCGGTGGCTCGATCACGATCCGGCCACTGGTCGGGCTCTCGGCGATCAGGAGTGCGCCGCGTTCGGATCGGGGGATCACGTTGCGGTCGAGGTCCGGTCCGGGGTTGCTGTGGTGGAGTTGGATGGTGCAGCGGACCTCGTGCGGGTACGACACGATGCGTTCGCCGAGCAGGTTGCCCAGCAGGATGTTCGAGAACGCCCGACTGAATCCGGTGGTCATGGGTTCGCTCCGTGTCGGGGCTTGCGATACCAGGGTGATGAACTCGCGGGCGGCCGCCTCGTTCGAGAACACGCCCGTCACCTCGTCCTGCCACTTCTGCACGATCCACGCGAGTCGGTCCCTGGCCATCAGTCGCGCCCCTCGATCTCGTCGACGGGACGCACGCCACGGATGTGGCACACGAGGTCGTAGACCATCTGGTCGTAGCCGGGCGCGTCCGTGTCGATCACCACGTAGTCGCCCCACGGGAAGGCGCGCAGTTTGGCGGCGAGATCGTTGTGACGGCCCGGTTTCGGTGATGGCCGCAGGTCGCTGACCGGGCGGACCGGCGACACGGGACCCCTCGGTCCGTGGTCGAATTCGTCGAGGGCCGATAGGAGCGCGGCAGCCTCGGCCGACCCCACCGGATGAACCACGACCCGGGGGACGACCGGCCGGCTGAGTTCGACACCGAGCCCGACAACACCGGTCAGGCCGGCGAGGAACGCCGGCAGGAGCCACCAATGCGACGACCATCGAGCCAGGGCCAGCATGGCGAGCGAGGCCACCGTGAACACGATGGCGATGGCGATTCCGGCGGGCTTGCTGGGTTCGGTCGGGGTCAAGGGATCTCCTCGGTTGGCGGCACCGTCGGCAACGGGAACGTCGGCAACGGCGCCTGTGTCGTGGGCGCGGCGGTCGGCGCCGGGGGCAACGTCGGGGCAGGCGTCAGCCGGGCGGCCGGGACGGTCGTCAGCGGTGGGGCCGGAGGCCGGGTGGGGCGAGGCGCACGGGTCGGTGGCACGGTCGGCCGGGCGGTCGGCCTCGGTGCCGGCCGCGGCCTCGTGGTGACGACCGCGGGCACGGTGGTAGCCACGGCCACGGTCGATGTCGGGGGCACGGGCACGGTCACGGCAGCGAGCGCGGTCGTTGCCGTCGTCACGGTCGACGGGCTCGGCTGGCCTGCGCCCCCTGACCTGGAGGCCAGCAGCACGACCGCGCCGACGGCGAGCACGGTGACGACCAGGATCGCGGCGAGGGCCGGGCCCACGAACGGCGGGACACCGGAGCGCTTCGGCTCGGGTGGGACGGGCGGCCGGGGCATCTGCGGGTCGGTCGGGTCATCGGCCGACGGCCGGGGCATGTCGAGGGTCGGGTCGTCGTCGCCGATGACCGCTGGTGGGTGGCAGGTCATGACGCCTCCCGATGTGGTGGCGCGTCCGGGTGCGGGGTGGCCGGCACCCATTCGCCGTCGACGTAGCGGCCGGCCGGGAACGGGCTGGCGGCCCGGTCCTCGCCGCGTTCGACCCGCCGCACCTTCGCCTCCCGCGCATCCGAGTACCGGCGGGGCACCCGGTGCCGCCTCTTCCGCAGCCACATCTGGGCGCACGCCCCGCACTTCTTGCCCCCGGGCCGGGGCGGCATGTCACACCCCAAGGGGTTGTCGCAGCGTCGGCTCGCTGGCAGCTCCCCCGTCCCGTCGAAGTCGGCCAGGACACCCTGAAGGGCGGCGTGGGCCAGCAGCAACTGGACGGCGGCCGCGTGTGCGGTCTTGCGCACCTCGAGATCGTCGACGTCGGTGATGCCGTCATCGAGGAGCCACTGCAGCCGTCGGGCCGTGCTGTAGACGGTCTCGCTGAACCCGAACCGGCGGGGCAGCCGAACCCGGCGCGGGGTGCGGCCACGGATCTCGTGCATGGCCTTCACCGCGACCGTGGCCAACCGGTGGGCGTCCGGGGCTTTCATCTCGGCGACCTCGCACGCGGCCCTCGCCTGGTCGTTGCCGATCCCCGGGTCGAAGCGGCGGCCCGGGATGTAGTCCGGGTTGTCGCTGTCGGCGGGCCGGTGCAGGCGGGTGGGCCGGTCCGGGTCGCGACCCGGCGGCAGGTCGACCTCGGCCCGGATCCACCCGTGGTCGTCGACGAGCGGGTCGGCGGCGTGGATGGCCGAGATGAGCGTCTCGGCGAGCTGCTCGTCGGTCGGGGCGTTCAACGGGCACCGCCGGTGGTGACGGTCGGGTCAGTGGTGCGATGGGGGAGCTTCTCGGGCAACGGGGAGGTCTTGTTCTGTGTCACGTCAAAGCTCCTGGGACGATACGATCGGGCCGGGTTGCCGGGTTCGTCACAGTTCTCGGCGAAGCGGTGAAGCAATGGGGATTGCGGGCCGCCGCCGGGTCAGGTCGGCGGCCCGCTCGGGTCTCAGGCGATCAGCCCGTGCTGTCGCGCCTCGCGCACCCACGTCGGATACCCGGCGAGCAGCGACGTGAACATCTCCTCGTCGGTGAACGACCGGGGGTCGGCGACAGCGAAGAAGTTGGCGTTGTCGATCAGCCGACCGGCGAGCGTCGATGGACACACCAGCCTGCTTGGTCAGGTTTGACGAGGCTCGGGGCGTGCTGTTGGACCTTCGCGAGGTCGATCATCGGGGGTTCCTCTCGGGTTGGGGGTCGGTTTCGATGGCATGGCACGGACATCGGCACGCCGCGGCGCACGTCTTGCAGTGCCGACGGCAGGGACCGCGCACGCCGGGCAGATCGCACAGGCCGTGAATGCAGTAGGTCGACGTGTAGCGGTGGGCGCCGCCTTGCTCGGTGTCGCGCTGGTGAGCGAGCTGCTCAGCTCGGGCTGTCGTCCGCCCCCACAGCCACGCCATCACCGCGGCGGCAATCACGCCCGTGGCACCACAAGCGATGATGGCAGCCCACAACGGCACCATCACCAATGCCTCGTGAGCTTGCCCGGGTTCGGACCTGCCGGCGGTGGCGGTGGCGCGTCCTCGGCGGCCGGCAACGTGGCGTCCCCCTCGATGCTCACACCGTCGACTGTGAGTGTGGCCGTCACCCGGCCGCGAGCTCCACGGATCGCCGCCTCCCACTCGATCCGGCGCACACCCGGGACTGGGAGCCCGTTGACCGTGACCACCGTGCCCTCGGGCGTGCCATCCGAGGCGATGTGGACCACTGACCGGACCGTCATCACGCCACCACCGCGGGCGTCTCAACCTCGGGTGCCCCGTCGGTGTCACCTTCAGTCGGTTCGACAGCGGCGAGCGCGGCCCGCACGTCCGGCACAGCGGCCTCGATGCCGTCGAGGACCGCGACGAACTCGGCGCGCTGGTCATCCCACGCGCCACGGGACTCGACGAGCCGGGCCATGCGGTCCTCGACGTACCCGCGCATCGCCCGCTCCCATGCGTCGAGGAGCGCCTTGCATTCCTGCAGGTGGGCGGTCCGGGCCTCCAGGTTGGCGACCAGATCGTCGGTTGCCCGTGGCGGGTCGGGCAGCTCAGGTTCGGTGGGCACCCCGGTGGCCTCGTTGGCGTGGGCGAGCGCCGCTTCGGCCTGATCCCACATGGCCCGGGTGCGCTGGCGGACCTGACGGAGTTCCTCGCGGGCGGCAGCCAGGTCGTGTTCGGCCTGGGCGGTCGCCCGCACCATGGCGTCGACGGCCATCACGGAAGGGCCGGCGGGCCCGCGCGGGTCGTCCCGGGCCGCTTTCGCCTCGCGCAACGCCCGGGCCTCGGTGACCAGCAGGTCCCGTTCCTGCTCCCACTTCGTGGCCTCGGTCACCATCCGGTCGATGAACGGGTCAACCTCGGCGGGGTCGTAGCCGCCCCTGCCGCCCCTGCCGAGGCGGGAGAAGTGCGTAGAGCGAATCGTGGCGGCGGTCCACGGGAGCCGCCCGGTCTGGTCGGCGTCTGCGGGTTCGACGGGCGCGGTCATGCTTCTCCTCCAAAGTGGTCAACGGGCTGGCCGAGCCGGAGCAGGTCACCGGGGCGGGCTTGGGCGAGCGCGAGGGTGAGCGGGTCGTCGTCGACGTCGACGTAGATCGCCCAATGGCCGCCGTCGACGTCGAAGGGCTGCACGGGCATCCAGCCGCCGGGTGTGCCGTTGAGGCTGACGGGCACGGTCAGGCCGGGTGTCGCGGTCAGCTCGGCGGGCGGTTGGAACACGATGTAGGCCCGGTCGTGCTGGCGGGACAGCTCGACGAACAGGATCCGGCTGTCCCACCACTTCGGTTCGGCCAGTCGCTCGGCTTCCCGCGCGGCGGCGATCATGACTTGGGCGACGGTGGCGTACGCGTCGGTCCAGGTCTTCTCGACGTCGGGCGTCCAGGCGTCGCCGAGGAAATGCTCGAGGGTGGCGAGCAGGGCCTGGCCGACCGCCGGGTAGTGCCCCTCGATGGCCCCGAACCGGCGGTGGCTGCGTCCTAGACGCTCGAGTTCGGGGACTACGACGGCGAGGTCGGCGGCGTGCGACACGACCCGGCCAAGGACGTCGACGAGTTTGGCCCGCTGGTGGGACATGTCGGCGACCGGGAACAGCTGGCGGGTCCCGGGGTACTCCAGGAACAGCCACGAGTAGAACCAGCTGACGAGGCGGTCACCGTGCCGGGAGGCGTCAGCCCACGTGCCCTTGAGGAGGTCAGGATCCACTGGCGGTCCCCGCTTTCGCCGCCCGTTTGCCGGCCGTCAGCTCCGGTGGCCGTCCGAGTTCGACGGGCTCGACGCCGTGCAGGGCGACCGCGACCCGGGGTGGCCCGTCGCCTCCCAACAGGGCGAGCGCGGCCGTGGCCGCTGTCTGCTGTGCCAGGGCTTTGGTGCGCACCCGCTCGTCCTGCTCCAACACCCACCCGGCTTCGGCCTCGATGCCGCCGTCGGGGATCGGGTTGATGTCGACCGCCTGGGCTTTCGCCCCCTCAATCATCTCGTCGGCGACCGCTCGCGCGGCTCGGACCACGTCCGCGGCACGCCGTTGCGCGTCGGCTTCGATCATGGCGGCCCGACGCTTTGCGTCGGCGACCGTCTGCTCGGCGACCGTACGGGCCCGGGTGACCATCCCGTCGGCCGCGGCCTGGCCCTGAGCCATCACGTCCGCGCGGCGGCGCTCCAAGCCGAGGATCTGGGCGTCGAGGGCACGCTCCCGCTCGTCGAGCGTGCCGCTGTCGCCGGCCAGCTTCGTGTTGGCCTCGGTCAGCTGGGCGACCTCGGCGGCCAGCTCGCCGAGCCGTTCGTCGACCTCAACGGTCCGGTAGACCGGGCCCCACCGCAAGGATCGGCGCACGGTCAACCGGTCATCCGGTTCGGCGGTGTCAGGGTCCCAGTCGGGGCCCAGCCAGTCGGCGGAGGGTGAGGTTGTCGGGATGTCGATGGTCACGGGCATGGGGTTCTCCTCTGGGGTCGGGCTCTCGTTCTCCATGTCCAGGAACAGGCCGGCCAAGGGGTGGGTCTCGGGGTGTTTGCCGAGGTCCGACTTGAACGAGCCGAGGGCGTTCGCGAGGTCGCCGCTGTCGAGGTACTCGACGGCCCGTTGCTTGCACCAGGCGAGGTGGTCGTCGCGGGTCATGTCGTCTCCTCGGTTGGTCGTGTGTGCTCGGCGAGCCGGGCTGTGCCCTCGGCAGCGAGACGACCGACCCGTGCCGCCCGGGCCTCTTCGCCTCTTCGCATGCCTGCGTCCCCCGCGGTGAGCAGAGCGCACAGTCCCATCGGAACGGCCGACCAGTGCTGGATCGACGCTGCGTCGAGGGCCAGCACACCCCAGGCAATGGCGCCGACGGTGCAGCACGTCGAGCTGAGCGGCTTGCGTCCGCCCACGAGCCACCACAGCGCCAACCAGGCCAGCGTGAGCAGGGCAAGACCGCCAACGGCGTCAGGGATCACGGGCACTCCTCGGTGATGGCGTCGAACAGGGCGGCCTCGGCGGGCGTGAGGTCGACGTCGTACGGCACCGTCAGCTCGGGCGGCAACGTCGGCCACCGGCTCACCCGGGCGCAGCCGTCGCCCTTGAGCTTCCGGAGGATCGATCGCATCAGCCCGTTGTCGGCGGCCAGCCCGCGGTTCTCGGCGGCGAGGTGGCGGATGCGCTCCGCTTGCGTATCGCTACACAGTTCAGCGACCCGCAGGCGGGTGCGGGTGTGGGGCAGGCGGATCACGGCCGCCCCCACGTGATGACGAGTCCGAGGCACGGCAGCGGGAAGACGTAGACCCGGCGCTTCGGGCGGTCGATGAACACGCCGACCCAGATGTCGAACCAGGCGAAGATCGGGCGGACGCTCATGGCCGACCTCCTCTCGGCAGGTGCTCAGCGTGCACGTAACTGTCATCGTCCATGAGTGCGATCTCCTCGCCGGGTTCGATCGGGTCGCGGCACCGGTCACAGGTGCCGCGGTACATGGCCTCGAACACGCGCAGGGCCTTAGGCGCTGGCCGCTCCGGTGGTTTGCCGTCGAGACAGTCGAGGCACGCCGCCGCTATGTCGCCGTGGGGGCAGAGGTCGGCGGTCATGACCGCACCCCGCAGACGACCAGCCCGTCGTCCGGGTCGGGCATCTCGAAGACCTCTGCGATCCGCTCCAGCAGGGCGTCACTCGGTGTGTCCCGGCCGGCTTCGATCTTCGAGATGTAGGGGTGGCCGACCCCGACCCGGGCGGCGAGACCCCGTTGCGACATACCTCGCTCGACGCGTTCACGCTTGAGTCGTTCACCGATGGACTCGCGGGCGCTCATGGCCGCACCTCCGCGCAGACCAGCACCGAGGCGAGCCCGGCCGGCGTGACGACCACCTCAACGTCGAGGCCGGCGCCGCGCCATTCGACCTGCACGCCGCCGTCGGACATGGGCACGGCCGAGACGGACTCGACGAGGCGCCGTGCCACGGCGATAGCTGTGCTGGCCGGCGGACGACCGCCGTAGGAGTCCCAGTTCTCGGGCAGGGCCGCCAGCTCGTCCCACGTGTCGGGGGTGATCACGCGTCCTCGCCTTCGCCGTAGACGGGGCAGATGCACGACGGGCCACGCCGGGGGTCGCCGCCGCAGCCACCGCACGTCTCAGGGTCGAAGCCGGCCTTGAGGGCATCGCAGACGGCGGGCAGGCGCTCGTAGTGCGGGCAGGACCTGAGGAGATCGGCGGGGGTGGTCATGCCCCCGCCTCTCGCTCGGTCGCCCACGCGAGGAGGGCGGCCTTGTCGAGGAACACCGGGATGCCGTGCTCCTCGGCGTAACACACCTCGTTGTCGGCGCCCGTGCTCTTCCCCGGCAAACGCAACATGGCGTCGCAGTGGTCGACGAGGTCAAGGTCGAACGCATACCAGTCCTCGCACGGCATCGGGCACACGAGATCGGAGAGCAACGACAGATGTGGGATGAGGGGCGCGACGAGGCCGGTGCGCCACAGGGCCATGCCCTCCTCGATCACACGGCGCGTGTTGCCAACCGGATCCGACGAGTACGGGGCGGCGATGTACACGAGGGGCTTCACGACGCCACCGCCGTGCGCTCGGGCATCTCGGTCGGGTTCGGTGGCGGGGTGATCCCGAGGATGCGCTCCAGGTCTTCGAGGTCGATCACGCCGTCACGGGCGGATGCGCAGTCGCTGCTGCCGAAGTCGGTGCACGAGACGTCACCGCACAGCGGGCAGATGCCCCTCTCGCAACTCACGGTCGCCACCCGGTCGATGCGCTCTTCCCACCAGGCGTCCGACGGGGCGCTCACCGTCCCACCTCCCGCTCTACAAGTGCAGCTATGAGCTGCCCGTGGCACCTCACCGGCAGGTCGTCAGTGGTGAGCGGTGTGCCGATGTCAGCGCACCAGCAGCCGAGCCGCTGCCCGGCCAGCTGGGCGAGTGCCTCGGCGAACCAGGCGTCACCGAAGAACTCGCGAAGGTTGGGCAGGGTGATCAGTTCGTACCGGCGGAGCACCTCGGGAAGGTCGAGGGCGACGGGTTGTCCGTCGCTGCAGTCGGCCACGATCTGCCCGACCCGCCACGGGTTGGCCCACGGCGACCGGCGACGGACCCGCGGGTCGGCGTTGGTGCGCATGCCGCGGCCGATGTACTCGGTAAACCCCTCGGGGTCTCGCACGTGCACGACGAGGGTGCGCCGGTCAGTTGACGGGACGGTGGGGCGCGGGAGGGTGACGGCAGCGGTCATGCGCTGACGCTCCGGTCATGCTCGATCGCCTTGGACGGGTCGGCCGTGCGCCAGTCCGGCCACGTGCGCGCTTCGTTGCGGGCCTGCTTGGCGATGATGGCATCGACGATCTCCTGGGGCTCGTGGCCCGCGCGCCAAGCGCCGTCGATGGCCAGGATGATCACGTCGACGTACTCGCCGAGGTCCGACGGGTCGGCCTCGATCTCGGCCAGCTCCTTGCGAAGGTGGTCGAGGAGACCGGCGACTCGTAGCCCCGGGCCGAAGGTGCGGGAGCTGAACTCGCGCTGGCGGGCGATGTGCGCGGCGTCGATGCACGGGATGTGCCGGAGCGCTGAGGCGGTTCGAGGGGGCGGGGCCGACACGCTTGCCGGCTCACCGACCCCGCCCCCTCTCGGTCCAGCCGGACCCGTAGGCGCCGACGGCTCGAAGTCTAGAGACGACCGCAACCGGTCGGCGGCCGAGAGCAGCAGGCATGCCTCTCGGTTCGAGATGCCGGCGGCGTGGGCGGACAGGCGCTCCAACTCGTCGACGATGGCCGAGTCCGGCTCGGCGCCCCACGGGCTGGTCGGGTTGGCGGGGTCGACGACGGTCATGCCCCGCTCCCCTCAACGGCCTCAGGCTCGACCATGCCGGTGGTCATGCCCCAGTCGAGGACACCGTCAACGATGCTGGCCCGGACGTACGTGACCGGGACCTTCTGCCCGTCGACCTCGATCAGGTCGCCGGTTGCGGGGAGGTCATCGAGCCAGAACGTGCGGGGCTCATCACCGGTTCCGTGCAGCGAACCGAAACGCTGGCACGCGTAGCTGAGCACCCGGTTGCGGGCGTCGTCGTCGAGGTGGTCGAGGGCAAGGGCGACCGTGGTCATGGCGGCAATCTCGCGGTCGAGCTCGGCCTCATGGTCGGCGAGCAGTGCCGGCGGGATCGGCGGCATCGACTCCTTCGGCAGATCGGGTGCCGCCGTCGACGGGAACGTCTCGGCGTGCCGCTGGCCGAAGATGTCATCGGGGGCGCTCATGCCGCGCTCCCCTCACCCGGCGCGCCGGCCACGGCCTGCTCGATCAGGTACCGGAGGACGGGCAGCGTCTCGCGGTGCAGCTCCGAGGCGAGGAGTTCCTGCTCGTTCGACAGCTGGCCTTCGGGGCCGGCCTCCCATCCGAGGATCTCGGCGATGTCACCGGCAACGTCGCTGTTGCCGTAGGGGCGTTTGCAGTCGACGGCGGGGGCGCCGTACTCGCAGTTCTCCCAGCGAAGCTCCATGCGGTCGAGGAGCTTCAGGTGGTCGGCGGTCGGGGCGATGGCGTGGGGCTCAGTGGTCACTTCTTCACCCCCGGCTTGATCGTCGGGTCGCCGGTCGGCTGGACCTTGCCGTCACGGAACTCGGCGGGGCCGCCGAGGGTCACCACGTCGGCCTCGATGTACACGAGATACGGCTTGCCGCCGGTGCCGGCGCACACGACGTAGGTGCCGTCGGTCGGGCCCGAGTAGACGCCGGTCGGTTCCATCTGCCCGATCGATGTCGCAGCCCCCTGACTGCCCCACGTGGCCTGCAGCGGGTTGGACAGCTGCGCCGAGGCGGGCACGGGGAACCCGAGCGACGGGCACGACCCGATCGGGGCGCCCTGGCCACCGGCGCCGCGCGAGAACCAGAACGACGTGGTCTGCGTACCGTCCATCTGGGCGGTCTCGGCGTCGATCAGGGTCTGGCGGTACTGGGACCACGCCCGCTGCGGGATCGGCTGCGCGGCCAGGAACCGGGAGGCGGCGTCGCCCTGGGCCTGGCCCTCCACCTGGTTGGCGGACTTGGACATGCTGTCGCATGCCGCGGCCAGGGTGACGACTGCCGCGAGGACAGCGGCGGTGAGGAGTCGGTTGCGGGGGTTCATCGGTTGGTGCACTCCTGTGCTTGGAACGTGGTCAGGTCGGATGGGATGGCGCCGTTGACTTCGCCGATGGACCGGCACGCCTGGCGGACGATGCCGGCGCGCTGGTTGCGGAGTCCCTCGGCGGTCTCGGGGGCAAGGTCGGGGGTGGTCAGCTGCACGTCGATGGCGCGCACGTCGGCGACCTGGTTCATGGCGCCGTCGACGCGTCCCTGCTGAAACTCGAACGTGTCCCGGCGGATCTCGCCTTGCCGGCGGGTCGAGTCAGCGAAGATCCACCACGAGCCGAGGTAGCAGGCGGCCAGCACGGCAGCGGCTATCGCGAGAGTGACGGCGAGAGCGGCAGCGGCCTTAAGTCCGTCGCTCATGCCGCGTCCCCCTCGGTGGTGGCCATGCTCCCGCCCAGGTCACCGCCGAACCGCTGGCAGGCGAAGGCTGCGTCGGCCTCGTCGATGCTGCGGATGATCCGCATCGTCACGGCGGCGACCTGGAGCAGCTCTCCTCGGGTCTCGGGCCAGCCGTCGACCTTGCGCTCGGCACGCCACGCGTCGAGCGCTTCCTTGGTCTCATCCTCGACGGTGGCGATCCCGAAGCGCACCCCGTCACGGGTTGCCGGGTAGCCGGCGGGATGGATCAGGTCTTGGCGCTCGATCTCGTCGCCCAACTCGTTCAGCAGCTGCTCGTCGTAAATGCGGTCGGTGGTGGTCATGCGGGTTCTCCAGGGGTCAGGGGGATCGGGTGGGGGTGGGCGATCGCCTGCACGTCGCGTCGTTGGGACGCGCAGACGATCGGCCCAGGCGCCGCTGCAGTCGGCGATGACGGGGCGGCGGCATCGGGCAGCGGGGAGGTCACGGCGTCACCTCGCCGTCATCGGCGACCAGGCCCAGCCGGACAGCGAGCGCCCGGGCGTCAGCGGCAACCCTCGCCTTGAACTCGGGTGACAGCGCCGCGATCTCCTCGGCCGTCGCCGGCCGGCACACGTTGCGGCGGGTCGACTCCGGGCACGGCTGCCCGTCCGGGCGGCCGTGCGGGCTGAGGCGCCAGAACTGGCCGCCCGCGTCCGTGACGGGCTCGGGGTCGAGGGCCCAGACGTGCGCGTGGCACGTGCAGAAGACCTTGAGGGGGAGAAGAGCGTGCAGCCGGGGGCGAGCTCAAGGCGGATGTCGGTGTCGACCGGGGCGTCGTTCAGCAGGCCGATCAGGTCCCGCACGACCTCCAGGCGGATGCCGACGTCGAGCAAGCGCTTGATGGTCTTGAGCACGAACAGGTCGCGCTGCGAATACCGACGCCGGGAACCGTTACCGCTGGCGGCTCGCACCGACGGGCGGACCAGGTCGGTGCGGGCCCAATAGTCAAGTTGTCTGTAGGTGATGCCGACGAGCTCGGCCGCGGCCGGCCCGGAGAACGTGGCCGCGGTCATGACGCTGCCGCCTGCCACGCTCGGGCCCCGCTCAGCCGCTTGCGTTCGCGGGTTGCCATGGCGCCCCAGATTCCGAAACGCTCCGCGCGTGCGAGCGCGTCCTCCAAGCATTCGGCCTTGACCACGCACCCACGGCACACAGCCTTGGGCGTGTCGGTGTCACCGCCGCGCTCCGGGTAGAACAGGGCCGGGTCGAGGCCGCGGCAGTTGGCGGACGCATGCCAGCGCGGCCTCGGTGGCAAGGTCGGCAGGCGGGGCTCGCGCCGGCGCGTCGGGGGCGCGCTCGGCGGGTGCGCGGTCAACGCCACCCACTCGCCGCGGGTCAGGCTGTCGACGTCAGGGCCGTCGGGGCCGACCGACTCGGAGGCGTCTCGGAGGTTCACCAGAGGTTCCCGTCGTCGTCCGGGTCAGTTTCAGCGTTCACCACGGGGGGTGGCGGCGAGGTGCGCAGTCCCTCAGGTTGCGCGCCATGCGCGCCAGAGGGGTCCGCTGGCGGCTCTCCGGGGAGTTGCGCGCCATGAGGCATGCGCGCAAGGGATGAATGTTCCGGAGGGGAGGTAGTGGTTGAGCCTAAAGATGTGTGTGTGTTTGAAACGCGCCTTTGCGCGCATGCCTCATGGCGCGCAACTCCCTCGTCTTCGACGGACGGTTGCGCGCCATGCGCGCTGGGCCTGTCCGTCCCGCTAGCAGGTTGCGCGCCATGCGCGCTTAGTGCCCTTGCTGCGGCCGGGTGTACCAGCAGCGTCGCGGTCTTACCCCGTTGCCCAGGGAAGTCACCCTCGGCGCGCAGCCAGCCTAGTTCGATCAGCTGTTCCAGCACCTCGACGGCCTTGCTGATCTTGACGCCATGGTCCTGGCTTCGCAGCTTGAGGTACGCCTCCCGTTGCGTAAACGAACGGAGCCGCTCCTCGACCGCCCACTTCACGAGCGTTCGAGCTGGGCCGGCCACCGCGTTGAGCGGGTCACCCCACGACGCGTGCACGCAGCGGGCATGCTCGATCCAATAGTCGGCGAGCACGAACGCCCGCTCGAGCGTCTCGACACTCACCGGCTCCCGGTGATCCAACCCCTCGGCGATGTGCAGGATCCCGGACATGCGCAGGACGGCGGCCCGGAGCTTCGAGAACCACTCGGCCATGTCGGCCAGATCGGCGCCGGGGGCGAGCCGGTACTCGTGCTCCTGGTCCCAGTCGATGAACGCGTCGGCGGCAGCCTCAGCGAGATTGAGGCGGACAGGCATCACCCAGCTGGCCAGGCGGCGGCCGATGGCCAGCACCTGCTCTTCGTAACGCTGGCGGGCACCGGGGTTGGTGCGCCGGCGCACTGCTGTCCGGTCTCGACCGCCGACGTTGGAGAAGGGCACGGAGTAGAGGAAGCGGGCGGAGACGCCGCGGCCGGCGAGCTCCGGGTTTTCGCCGATGCGTTTGACGAGGATCGGCTGGGGGGTGACGCAGACGGACACGAGGGGATGGGCGAGCGATACGGCGTCGCGTCCCGCCCGGTCCTGGTTGATGGCGTCACCCGACCAGCCTTTGAGGTAGATGTCGAGGCTGGAGGTCTTGCCCGGGTTGGCGTACTGGCCGGCCATCATGTCGAACAGGCCACCCTCGGATGACTGGAGGGCGATGCGTTCGCCGGTGGTGGCCATCAGCATCACGAGCGCTTCGGGGGTGGCGTCGTCGGCCACCAGGCGGGGCAGGTTGGGCACGGTCACCGACTCGGCGTCGTACTGGAGTCGGGCAGCCTCCTTGGCGTCCTCAGCGGTCTTGCCGGGCAGGGCCGCGGCCTCGCGGGCAGCCTTGGCCTTCTTCGCGAGGATCTCGCGGGTGACCTCGGCCTCACGGATCAGTGGCGCACGTTCGGCCAAGAGTTCGGTCTCGAGCTGACGGACGCAGGCGAGCATCATCTTGAACGCCGGGCTCTTGGCCTCACCGGGTGGGAGGGCGACGACGAGGTACAGGTTGGTCGGTTCAACCCAGCCGTCGGACTCGGGGAGGTGAACCTCGATGTGTCCCATCGTGACCGTGGACAGGGCACCGAGAGCGAGGATGGCGGGCAGGTCGACAGGCGCCTGCAGCGACTCGGCGCAGGAGACCGCGGCCTCGGCCATCCACGCCGGCAACACCTCGACGGGGAAAGGCGGGCCGTGGGTGAGCTCGGGCTCGAGTGGCTCTGGATCAGGCCACGTGTCGGCGTCAGGGGCGGTGGCACCGGCGGTCGGCGGGATCGGCAACGGCCCAGGGTTAAACCATGTGAGATCACGGGGCTGCCATGGCTCCCCGTAGCCTTGCTGGCCGAGCTCTCGACTGGCCGCCGTGAAGTCGCCGTTGTAGCTGGTCGCCGCATACAGCCCGAACGGGTCGTAGGGCCGACGAGTGTCGAGCGCCGGCCACATGGCCAGGCACGTGTCCGACCAGATGGTCGTGTGTCCGTCGGCGTAGACGGTGGCAGATGTGCCCTGGCGGCGCTCCTTGCCGGGGCGCGTGTAGTGCTCGTCGCCTGAACGGTCTTTGCGGGCCATCGTGAACCCGAGACGCACGAGGATCTCGCCGCCCGAGTGGCGAGCGTTGAACGCTTCGCCGGGCCGCTCGGGCCCGATGTAGGGGACGTTGCGCTTGACCGTGGGCTCGGGCGCAGCCGGTGCAGGGTCGAGGAACTGTTCGAGGTCGTCGAGGCCATACCTTCGAGACCAATCGGTGAGCGGCCCGTCGGTCATGCTGCCGCGTCCTCTTGCCGATGACGCCAGAACGCCCCTGTGCGTGTAACCCGGTGCCATTCGACGTGGCAGCCCTTGCACAGGTAGGAGGTCGGCCACCCGTCCGCGTCATCGAACAGGTGACGCGGTGCCCAATGGTGGAGCTCGTTGGCCCCCTCCGCCCCGCAGCGTTCGCACGGTGGTGTTTCGTAGAGGCGGTCGGGGCAGAGCCGGTTGTCGCGGATGACCGGATAGGTGTCCCGGTTTGGGTGATCGCGATGGGGGCGGGACCCCCGCTGACCGGTCGCCTGGCCGCAGTCCAAGCAGATCTGCAGGATGGCCTCGGTGCCGTTGATGGCGATCAGGCGCCCAAAGGCGGGCTTGCCGTGTCCGGTGGCGATGCAGCTGACGACCTGTGGCCACGTCACATGGGCGAAGTCCCCATGGTCGTCGCCATCCCAGCTGGCCGGCTTGCGTGCCCAGGTGTTGTCGGGACTGGAAAAGCGAGCGCGAGATGACCAGTCAGGGGAGGCGAATCGGGTGGCGGTCATCGCAACCACCTCTCCAAGACACGGACCGGTGTCGGCTCATTCTTGCGATTCCATGTCCCCGGCAACCGGAGGATGCGTGCGGGATCCCAGACATTGTCGAGGTACCAGCCTTTGACATCAGCCAGACGCCGCCACGTCGCGCCCCACCGGGGCAGCACGTCGCCGAGGTCGGCGACAGCGCGCATCTCGCCGAACAGCCAGTAGGCGTGCAACCCCCCGCCGGTGTGGACGATCGCGGTGGCCGGCAGGTTGAACGACCAGATGAGCTCGAGCGCGGCCTCTTCACTCGGCGGCAGCGCGTTGGCGGTCTTGTGGTTAGGTCCGGCGATGTCGATGTCGACCCAGAGGCCGGGCACCTCAAAACAATCTTTGTCACCACCGCGCTGTCCCCGAGCTAGGCGCTGCCGGCGGGTCGCGACCCCAAACCAGACGTCGCAGGTTGCCGAGTGCTTGGCAGCGGCCGCCGCAAGGGCGACAGGTTCGGTGGCCGGCGCCCACTCGACGTTGGGGCTACCGGTGACAGGGTTGACGGTGAACAACGTCAACCACCCGGTCTCGGCCGCCCCGTAGAGCTCGGTGAGGAACTCGGCGGACGCGTTCACGGGCCCCGGGACAGCGTGGGTCACGCTCACGTCACTTCCTTGGGATCGGTGGCGGTGATCATGCGGCGGCCTTGCGCTCAAGTTGCTGGGCCTGCCGTCGGACACAGGCGCCGATCTCAGCGCACAGCCACGCTTGGCCCCACACGAGCAGCGGGTGCAGGCCGACGTGGCAGGCGAGGCGGTCGGCCATGCGGGGAGTGATCCCGTGGCGTCGGTATCGGGGGATGTCGTCGCGTCGGACGCCGAGTTGGATGGCGGCCTGTCGGTCGCAGAAGAGCCCGTGGTTGCCGTGGTCGGCTTTCCCGCGGCCTTCGACGGCGGGCGCGTCCCACCGCAGGCGCAGCTGCCACTCAAGCGGCGCGTACGGGAGCCTGCCGGCGGGGATCGTCGGGCCCGGAGCGGTGAGCGACCGACCGGTCATGCGGCACCGATCGCTTCGACGACACGCCCAGCGAGGACGCTGATCGACGGGGGCGTGCAGGCGTTGCCGTACATCCGCTGGCGGACCTTCTTGGTGCCCTCGACGATGTAGGTGTCGGGGAACGCCATCGCCCGACCGGACTCGTGCGGCTGCAGCATCCGGTACATGCAGTCGTCGACGTCGATGCCCTGCTCGACGACGGCGTGCCGGTCCAGGCACGTGACCGTTGTCGTCGGTTCGGAGACAGGGGCGGCGCGGCCGGTGCGCGTGTAGGTGACGAGCAGCGGCGCTGCCTTGGTTGCCAACGTCGGCAGGGGATCCTCGGTCGGGCGCAAGGCACCGCCTGACTGCGGGGCCATGACGAGGCCACGGTGACTCCCACCGGGGGCGACGAGCATGAGGCGGTCGTCGCCGGCGCACACCGTCGGGTGCGGCCGGGCGAGATCGCGGACACGGCACTGGTCGTCGCCGGTGTGCGCTGGCTGCACGAGGAACGAGCTGCCGGGCGGCCAGGCGATGGAGTGCTGCGAGTCGCAGGTCTGGGTCGGGGCCGGCTGCGTGAGGGGCCAGGCGCGGGCGTAGCCGGAGCCGGGTCGCTCGTAGGTCTGCCCTGACGAGGCGTACAGGGTGGTGCCGTAGAGGTCGATGCCGATCTCAATCCTGCGCCGTGTCGAGGCGGCGAGGGGTCGGCGGCGGTCGCCGATGCGTTCGCCGGTGAGGGACCAGTCGATGATCTCCGCGGCGGGCGGGGCTGGCGGTTCGGCGATGCCCTGGCAGTCGGGGCATCGGTAGTTGTACTGGCGCCGCCACAGCCCGGCGACAGTTCCCCACCGCTTGAACACCTGGCGGCCTTCGACGACCTTCTCGCAGGTCGGACACCAGCACGCCGGGCGCATCTCGAGGTCGATCGCGATCCCGCGCCGGACGGCGACGACGTAGACGCGGTCGCGCCATTGCGCGACCCGTCCGGTGTGCGCCGAGTTGAGGCTGACGACGTGCACGTCGTAGCCGAGGTCGGTCAGGGCTTGCCGCCACGCCGGCCACAGCACCCAGGACACGACGTCGATGACATTCTCGACGATCACCGCCGTGTTGCGGTGGTACTCGACGTGGCGGATGACGTCCCACATCGTCGCCCGGGACCGCTCCGCGCCTGGGTCCGGGCCCTCGAACAGCGATGGGTTCTGCCGCTTCCGCGACACGCCCTTGGCGCCCGAGTGATTGGTGCACTCGGCACCGGACATGAGGATGTCGGTCGTCGGGTAGCGCCGGGGGTCGACCTGGGAGATGTCGGCGCAATCGACCCGGGCGTCCTGGTGGTTGCGGGCGTAGATGTCGCACGCCGACCGCCAATGGTTCGCCGCGGACACGAGCTCGATGCCGTTCTCCTCGGCACCGATCGATGCCCCGCCGGCCCCACAGAACTGGTCGTGCCACGTGAGACCCGTGCGGCTCCGGCAGTACGACGGGAGCACCGAGGTGAGGGCGCTCACGCTGCGCTCCCGTCGACGTCCAGGTCGAACAGGGTGGGCATGGCGACGCGCCGCTCCTCGGCCTGCAGGTACTTGACGGAGTCAGCCCAGTACCCGGGGTTGAGCTCGACGCCTCTCCCCCGTCGTCCGAGGCGCAGGGCGCGCACGGGCACGGTCCCGAGCCCGGAGAACGGGTCGAAGACGAGCTCGCCGGGGTTGCTGTAGCGCTCGATGAGCCGGTCGACGATGTCGAACTGCAACGGGCAGTTCTTCACCACGCAGCCCTCGGCGGTGTAGCTCTCGTCCTCGGCCACCCGCAGGTTCCACGTCTCGACCTCGCCGGCGGGCTCGACGCTGCGCACCTTCTTCCAGGCGCCATCGTCGAGGACGAACGGCTTCACCCGCTGGTTGGATCGGGGCATGTCGAAGCTGAGGATCCACTCCTGCCGGGTGTTGACCGTGCGGCCCTGGATCACGGTGGTGCCCGCCGGCCGGCCCACATGAAGGCTGGCGACAGCGCCGTAGACCCGCTGGACGATGACGACCATTCCGAGGAGCAGCTCGCGGGAAACGCTGGTAGCCATCCACCGCATGCGCTCGGGAACGAGATGGCCGTCGCCGGAGAGGTAGCCGTCGAGCAGCGCCCGGGCCAGATCGGTCGGCAACGTGAAGGCCTCGGGCGGGAGGTGCTTGCCACCGGCGCCGTGGCCGCAAGCCTTGAACCGCCGGCGCAGCTCGCCGTTGGCGTCGCGCAGCGGCACCTGGTGGGCGGTGCCGGTGTGGCGCGGGTTGCCGGCGTGCTGGCCGAGCCGCTCCAGCAGGTGCTCGAGCTTGTCGTCCCCGCACGAGATGTGGGCGACGTTGCGCTTGTCGATGTGCCCGTCGGCCAGCCAGCGGCCGACGATCCACCAATACGGGGCGTCCCCTTCGGCGTGATCGTCGACGGGTGGGAGCTTGAGGTTGAGGTAGCTGCCGAGGGTGTCCCCGGCCGGCACCCACCCCGGCGTGGCCGCCCGGGCGTCGCGACGGGCCGTCATGGCCCGGGGAGCCAGGCGAGTCCACAGCTTGTGGTCCGGAGTCAGGGTCAGCCCGGGGACGCCCTGGGCCTTCACCGTGACCACGGGGCGCACGCCGGTGTTCTGTACGGCGAGCACGGGCCGCCAGCGACCGAGGTGGGTCAGGACGTGCTCGCCGACGGCCACCTCCTGGATCGGCTTGTAGCCGGCCCGGGTGAGGACCTGGGAGCCGCGTGCGAGGCAGACGTGGGCCTCCAAGCCCCGCTTGGACTGCTCGGCATTCAGGCACGCCATCCGGTTGATGTCGTGCCAGACGTCGGGGTGCCACGATGCCGGCGCCAGGAGCATGAACGTGGACGGGAGCCGGCCCTTGCCGTCGAGGTTCTCGCCGATGCGGACGTGGGCCTCGTAGTCGTAGACCTCGGAGAGGCTGGCGGCCTCGGCGGCCTTGTACAGCTGGCCGGGCGGGAGGGCGGCGAGCTCGTCGGGGGTGAGGTGCCGGTCGATGCTGGCGGCAGCGCCTTCAGTGCCGAAGATGGCGGAGTCGTCGAGGCCGCGGCCGATGACCTCGCGGGCGGTCGGTCGAGCGCTCATGTCCCCTCGCCTTCGGGCGGGAGCGGTTCGCCCCAGTCGCCGTCACCGGGAGGTTGTGGCGCCCGGCCGGGCCGCGGCGCAGTGGGTTCGTCGGAGACGATCAGGGCGCAGATGCCCACGAACACCGCCACCGCGGCGCAGATGACGAAGACCACTATGGCGGCCGTGAAGATGATCTCGCTCAGGTCACCGACGAGGAGGCTCACGTCCCCCTCCGCTCGTCGTCGGCCCGGACAATCCCGGGCGTCCAGTCCGAGGCAGGGCCGGGGTAGGCGGCGGGCTGCGGCGTGTTGGCCTGCGGGTGCCGGCGGGCCTCAGCCAGCTGGCGGCGCACCTCCATGCGGGTCATGACGCCTCTCCGTCGAGCGTGGCGGTCAGGTTCTGGAGGTTCTCGAACCGCAGGTCCTCGCAGACCTTGGTGAGCCGCTCGTGTTCGGCCCTGAGCTGAGCGAGCGATCGGCGGGCGAGGTCGAGGTTGGCCACCAGGTCGAACACCTCCTGCTCGTAGGCAATGCGGGCGCGGACGCGGGAGGCCAGGTAGTGGGGGAAGGAGGCGAGGCGGCGGAGGGGGTTCATGCGGCACCCCGGAGGGCGGGCATGACGAGCTTGGCGAGCGGCGCCCGGTGCGCGGCCGGCATCTTCACGAGCGGGTGGCCGAGGAGGTCGAGGCCGATGGCGCGCAGCACGAAGGCGTCCGCCTCGTTGTCGTCCCGGATGTCGACGTCGAACCGCTTGATCAGTTCGTGGCCGATGTCGGTCTTGCTCGCGTTGCCCTTGCCGGCGGCGTAGGACTTGAGGCTGCCGGGCGGGACGAACAGGGCCGGTGTGCCCCACTCGTAGATGGCGGTGCGCACGACGCCGTGCACCATTCCGAGGTCGACGCCGCCGAACCGAACGTTCTTGGGGAGGTCCTCGATGACGAGCAGATCGGCACCGCGGAAGGTCTTGATGGTCCGGCGGATGTGGGTGAGGCGCTCGCCGTAGGTCTGGCTGGCCAACGTGGTGATGCGCGACGTGGTGCCGTCGGGGTGGGCGACGCCCGTCTTCTCCAGCGCCAGGTCGAGGCCGGCGACGACGGGCAGGCGCGTGACGTCCGTGGCCACCGTGTCCGGCAACTCGGTGACCACGGGCGCGGTCTCGGTGAAGAGGCTCACGGCGCCGTTGGGGCGGGTGCGGGCCCGTGCAGGAAGCGGACAGCCTGCATCTCCTTGGCGCCCTTGACCGTCTTGACGATGTCGGCGAAGGCGTCCCGCTCGATGGCCTCGGGCCGGTCGAGGAGGTAGCCGATCTGCAGGTCGCCACCACGGGGCGGCTTGAACCGCAGGCGGGCCTTCACCTCGTAGGGCTCGGTGCCAAGGAACGGGGCGACCCCGAGCGTGAACTCGTTGGGGATCGACAGGGCGCCGGTCTTGCCGGCAGTCGCCTGCACGTCCTCCTCGTAGACGAACTGCGTCTCACCGTTGGCCAGGCGATGCCCGGCCTTACATTTGACGCCGACGTTGACCTGCAGGGACTGCGCGATCTCCAACATCTCGGCGCCGGACGGGTCGACGATCTCGCGGAGGCCGTCCTCGATACGTTCGGCGAACCGCTGCTGTGCACCAAGGCCTTGGCCTTTCACCCAGGCGGTCCACTCTTCGGTGCGGGTGAGCTTGAGGCTGGCCCGGTAGTCACGCCAGCCGGGCTGGTCGGGCTGGTCGTCGTTGAGGACGGCAACGAGCGCGCAGGTGGAGGCGTCGGCGTAGACGACCACGTCGGCCAGGCTGTTGCTCTCGGCGCTGGCGCGGTGGACGATGGCCTCAATGAACGACTCGGCGTCATGCACGTCGACGGTCCCGGCGGACCGGCGGGGGGCGTCGGTCGGGTAGGTGTCGTGCAGCTTCCAGATCTCGCCCTCGCGCTGGCGGACGAGGATCCGCTTGTTCTCGAGGTCGATGGTGTCGGCGAGGGTGTGCGTCTCGGCGTAGTCGAGCGCGGCGGCGATGTCGGTGGGGTTCTCGGGCATGGGTCAGTCCTCGGTGTTGGGGAGGCGGGGTTCGCCGACGCGCTTGAGCGGCAGGCGCTTGTGGTACGGGTCGTCGCGCTCCATCGACCCGCGCTCGCCGACGAAGAAGATCGACTTCTCGGGGTCGGGCTGTGGGGCCTTGGCCTCGACGAGGCAGGAGGTCTCGACGGTGCGGCCACCGCTGCCGGCGGGCTCCACGGTGACCTTGAGGGTCACGGTGCCCTTCTTGCCGTGGGCGGCGACGGCCTGCACCAGGTCGGCCAGGGCGAGGGTCATCTCGTCGTCGACGGCACCCTGGGCGTGATCCGTCACCCACTCCGAGAACGGTCGGAGGGGCTCGGCGATGGGTGAGGTGTCGGTCATCAGCCGAGGGCCTTCACGAGTACGGAGCCGAGCTGCTCCGTGGCCACCACCTGGATCTTGGCCTTGACCGTCTCGCGGGCCTTGGCCATGACGTCGGCCAGGTCACCCTTGACGGCCTTCTCGATCTCTTCCTCCAGCATCCGCCGGAAGGGCGAGAGCTGGTCGCGGCGGGAACCAGTGGTGGGACGGGCCTCGTTGAGCCAGGCGGCCACGTCCTTGAGGATCACCTCTCGTAGGGTTGTCGGCTCGCCTCGGGCCTCGCCCCACTGGTTGGTGGGCTGGACGGCGCCGGCCAGGGCCTCAGCCACGAGCTTGTCCAGCTCGCCGCGGATGGACGCCTTCATCTCGGCCGTCACCTGGTCGCGCAGGGAGCGGTAGGCGGCCTGGTCAGCCTGCGCCACGAGGAGGTGGGCGGCGCGCTCGACCACAAGGTCGACCAGGCGCACGGGCCCGTTGCGGTCGGCACCCACCACGAGCTGGGCCGGGGTCAGAGTGAAGGTGATGCCGTCGGCAGCGACGTCGGGCGGCTCGGGTTCATCGGTGGGGTCATAGTCGGTCATGGGGCTGCTTCTCCGAGGCGGTGTGTGTCGATCGGGGCTGTGATGTCGAGGGCGCCCTGCAGGTCTGCGATGACACCGAGGACGCCGGCCGGTCCGAGTTCGACGCCAGCGTCGAGGGCGTTGGCGACCAGATGCAGGACCGGGATGGCGTGACGGATGGCGTGGATGAGGGTCTGGTTGTGGGCCCGGAGGACCTCCACCGACGCTTGGTCGGTGGAGGCATCCGGGGCGGCGATGGCCAGGGACATGACTGGCAGGTCAGATGTCGTTGGGGTTGACGGGGGACTGGTAGGTGGCGGCCGGTGCCTGGTAGGCGGGTTGGGCGGGCTGGGCTGCCACCGGCGGCGCCTGCTGGTAGGCGGTAGCCGGGGCTACGGGAGCGGCAACGGGCGCTGCGACGGGGGGAGGCTGATAGGCGGGAACGGGGGCAGCTGCGGTCGGCTGGTTGAACGTGGGACGGGCCGGATCAAATGTCGGGTTCTGGGCAAGCCACGCCTGTGCGGTCAGGACCGCGTTCGGGTCCTCCGCACAGTCAGCCAAGACCCATGGCGGGTCCTGGCCGGGCTTGGCCTGACCCTGGGTCATGGCCGCGAGGACCATCTGGCCGATGCGGGACTGAAGGGCAGAGACGAGGCCTTTCGGGAACCACAGGACGCCCTCGTGGAGCAGGCCGGTGGTGAGGTCGGCGACATCGCAGCGGATGGCGTCGGACGGCCCGTAGGTGGTGACGATGTCGTGCTCGACGGAGTGGGGCTTGATGATGAGCAGGTGGTTGAGGACTTCCGCAGCGGGCAGTTGGGCGTTGGAGACGGGACTGGCGAATTGGGACATGACGTTCCTTGGTTTGTCTGGTTGGTTTGTCTGGTTGGTTTGCTGATGTCACACCACGGCCAGGGCCGCGGCGAGAAGGGGGTGATTGAGCACGGCGTCCGAGTCCTTCGGTGATTCGATGCCCAGCCGCTTGGCCGCCTCACGGCCAGCTGCCCAGACCCGCCGGCGGTCATCGCCATAGGCCGCGAGCACGGCTGCTGGCTGGTCAACGACAAGGACGCCGTCACGGTCAACGAGAATCCGATCGGGAAGACAGATGGTGTCGGCGACCATGTCCAGTAGACCGAGCAGGTCACCGTGCAGGTTGAGCGGGGAGGGGACGCCGAGCGCCTTGCAGAGGGCCTGCTCGCTGATGTCGTACGAGGCGGCCAGACCGAACGCGTTGGTGATGCGCTCCTGCCGGGGTGCCCATTCAGCCTCAGCGGCAGAGACCAGGCCCTCAATGATCGCGATGTGAGCCTCGGTGATACGCCCGATCGACAGGCGTGGCACCTTCTCGTGGCGGGCGGCGGCGAACACCGACTGCTCAAGATCTGGCGGCAACGCTCGACCTCGTGCCACGAGAGCTAACACCCGAGGGTCATCGTTAGGTACAACGATGTTCGCGGGGTCAGTCGGATCGTCACGCTCAGGCCAGGGGGCGCGCACGGCGTTCTCGGCGTCGGTGATGGCCCGCTGGATGAGCTTGAGTTGGGTGAGCGTCTGCTCGGAGGACTGAGTGAACGTGGGCACGGGAGCCCCATCGATCACCGGCCAACGGGCCGCTAGCTGATCCCTGCCACCGGCGATGGTGACCAGGGCGTCGCGCCGTTCCACCAACCATGCCCGCTTGGCGGCCCGGTCTGGTTGCGGCCTGCCGTTAGTGTCCGGGAGGCCTGCGAAGGGGTCTGCTGGTTGTAGGGCTGCGATGACCTTGGCGAGCGGCTGAAAGATGGGTGCGGGGGCGGTGTTCTCGCCAGCGACCTCGATGCGGGCGTCGTCCGGGTCGAAAGGATGGGGTTCGGTGGGAGGTGAGCCAGGCCCCTTACTGTCCGGTCCGTGGGGTTGCACCGGTGTATGTGCCGGCACGGCCATGTCCTCCGGGCTGCGCTTGACCGACTCCACGGGGGCCCCTCCCCCATCGCCGGTCAGCGGCACTGGGTCATCACCCCCCACCGAGAACTTGCCGAGAGCGGGACGCAACGGCTTGGTGTTGCCATAATGCTTGAGGGTCACAAGCGCAAGGAACGCGTCGGCTGCACCAGTCAAGTCGACGGGGGTCAATCCCTTGTCCGGGTTGAAGACAAACCCAATGTCGGTGCGCAGATCAGCAGGTAGCGGGGTGTGCGTGTTCGCTTGCGCGTCGTAGATCGTTTCGGCGATCGTGACCGCGGCAAGTTGCATGGCAACTGTGTTGTGAACGGTGCCGAACTTGTTATCGAAAGCGAAGCAGCCACGCCCCAGGTCGTACTGGTCGAACGCTGCCCGCCAAGCGTCAAGAGGCTGAAATCGGATGATGCGATCTGACGTGCCCGCAAACCCGTGGGCGAACGAGCAAACAGTGAACTCGGAGCGGACGATCGTGACATTGGCCATGCTCACCACATACTTGGTGGCGATGTCCCGCATCGGCTTGGGGAGATCCAGCCCGTTGACTTTCGACACCTGACCAGCCGGTACAAGCTCGTCGAGGCGTTCCGTGAGCGCGTGATACGCACTCCCCCGGTCGTTGGTCAGGTGTCCCTTCTCGATGATCTGCCCGGCAGTGGTGGCCAACTCGGCGACCCGGCGCAGCTCACCGTTGCGTGGCGGCCCGGTCGGGAGCAGATTGCCAGCAGCGACCTGCACGGCGATGTCCTCGCGCAAAGCGGCGCCGAGCATCGCCATCTTGAGCTTCCAGTCACAGATGTGCTTCGGGTCGAGCAACCCGATGATCCCCGTGATGTTCGGCAACTCGATGACCTCGCCGGTGTCTCGGTGAGGGATCGGGTAAACCCGGGTGCCGTCGGGCCGATCGAGAGCAGCGAAGGGCGTGGTCATGTGACACCACCACCGGCGGGACGTTCAAGCGCGGCCAGTGCGGCAAGGCGAGCGTCCTCGGCTACCTGACCGGGCCAGTGCCCAGGTGTGACCGGGATGGGCTCTAGCCAGTGGTTGCAGTCGCAGGCGTTGGGATGCGAGATGTAGTGGCTGCCCGACTCGTACGCTCCACGGCCAGGGCAGTCGGTGGCTGTACGCAGCTTCACGACACCGAGGTCGATGTCGCCCAGGTGCTCGGCGTCCCACCACTGGCACGAGCCCGTGCAGTTCTCGACGGGAGTTAGTGCGACGGTGCTCTCGAGGATCTCGAATCGCCACGTGTGGTTGGCGAAACCGACCGGACATTCTTCGATGTCGGCGTCGGGGATGCGGCTCATGCGGCACCGCCAAAGTCGTCGGGGGCATCGTCATGCCAACGGTCGTCGTCAACCTCGACGGGCTCGTCGTCCCACGGATCGCTGTCGACTGGTGGCGGCAGGACGCGCAGGTGCCGGCGACGGTGGACGAGTGGCGGGGTGCTCACGCGACTCCCCTCTCGTCAGCGTCGCCGTCGACGAACTCGACGGCGTGCGGGGTCAGCGGCACGAGTGGACTGACCCACGGCCCGACGGCCTCAGCGGGGCGTGCCCGGTTCCACTCTTCGGCGGCGGACACGGAGTCGGCGACGAGGATGGTGCGGACCTCGTCGAGGTCGAACGGCATGACCAGGTCGCCCTGGCAGAACAGGTGGAGTCGGCGCCCGGTCTGTTGGGTGGCGTCGACGCGATGAAACCAACGGTCCTCGTCGCTCCACACGAGGTCGCCGTTCTCGATGGCCGTGAGGGCTTTCTCGTGGCAGAGCGGCCGGTCGGCGCCCGACTCGCGTTCGACGCAGGCGGTCTCGCGCTCGTAGACGTAGGTGTCGGAGGCGTCGAGCACGGCACGCACAACCGACAGCAGCAGCGAGGGCTGGACCACGGGGGCCGCCTGGTTCGCGGCGGCGAGGGCGCGGGCGAGACGAATATCGTTGGCCATCACGCGCCGCCCTCGATCGGGAACCCGCCGCTAACGAGCGCGGCGATCACGACGTCCCGGTTGAGGGGGTCGAGGATGATGGCGAGCGCCACCGACCCGGCGGTGCGGTCGTCCTGGGCGAGGCAAGAGGCGACGTACTCGCCGTCGATCAGGTCGATGAGGGCCTGGCGGCGTTCGCGGTCCTCGGCCTCGATCTCGTCGAGGGCGCGCATGGCGATCTCGCGCATCTCGGGATCAACGGTCGGGGCGAAGGCGCCACACCTGTCCGCCTGGCGCTGCTCTTCTTCGACAGCGGCGAGGAACTCTGTCCGGTGCTGGTCGGCCTGGTCCTTGCGGCCCTCGGCGAACGCCGCGGTCTGGGCTTTGTCGAGCATCAGGCGGATGGCATCGATCAGGTAGACGCCCCCGGGTAGCTCACCGAGGCGTTCGGCAAGCAGGGCGTGCAGGTCGAGGTCGAAGGCGCCCCAGTCGGCCAGCGCAGCGTTCGCCTCGGCCAGCTCGTCACTGGCGCACGCCCGGCCGGCGAGCGCTCCCTGGGTCAGGTCGAAGAGGACGTCGAGGGCATGCTGCGTTCGGGCATGGCTGGCCCGCTCGCCGTCGAGGTCGGCGGTCAGTCGGACGAATCGTCGAGCGACTGTCTCGTCGCGTCGGGCGTCGGGGGGATCGATGGGCGTGCTGGCGCCCTGGACGGTGAAGGCCTCGCAGGCGCACTGGAGGCCCGCTGGGAACCCGACGGCGCCACCGGAGCATCGGCGTCCGTCCGTCGGATGCTCGGCGAGGAGGTGCCCGCAGGTGCAGAGGTCGAGGGGATCGGTCACGTCGTCGCCTCCGCGTCCGGGGCGTCGTCGACATCAGCGACGTACGTGTAGCGGTCGAAGGTGGCGACGCCGTACAGCCGGTAGACCAGTGCGACGATGGCGGCGTCGTGCCGTACGCGGGCCTCGTACTCCAGTGACACCCCGCCCATCTCCGGGTTGGTGGCGTCGAGGGCCTCGACGAGTTTCTGCAGGTATCCCTGTGCGATCTCGCCGTCGAAGCGCGGCGGGGCGTCCGCGTTGGTGAGCACGTAGTGGCCGCTCATCAGGCGCCGGCCTTCGGGATGTGCCCGCCGGAGCGCAGGCGTCGGATGGCCCGGGCCAGGGTGGTGGCGAGGAGCGTGTGGTCGGGGTGGTCGTTGGGGAGGTGGGCGACGACGACGGTCCAGCGGCGGCCGTCGAGGCGCTCCATGCCGATCCACGAGCCGTCGAGGCGGTAGCCCGCCCCGAAGGGCACGAGGCGCACACCGTCGACCGTGCGGGTCTTGTGGCGCCGCCCGGTCTTGGGGGCCGGCTCGCGGGGCCCGGCGGGCAGGCGCCGGGGCGGGTAGCCCGGGTCGCTGTAGCCCGGCGTCGGCCTGACGAGCGTGAAGGCGGTCGGCATCGTCACGGCGTCACCGCCCGACGGACAGCGGCCCACACGCGGACAATGACCGGGCGGGCGTCGACGTGCCAGCGCCCGCAGGAGCTGCACAGCGACCAGTCACACGGGACGGCGCGGGTGCGAGCGTCGGCCGCGGCGTGCAACTGCGTGGCGTACGAGACGCGCCCGGCACAGGCGTGGAGGAGGAGGCTCATGACGGGCCACCTCGGCGGCGCCTCTGCGCATCGATCTTGCGCGCCGCCTTGATGACGCCGGGCCAGCGGGGGTGGCCGCCGTCGGCCGGTGGGAACTCGCGCATGTCGAGGGCGAGGGCTTCCAGGAAGCCGGAGAGGCTCACGCCCTCCTCGGCGGACACGTTGTGCCACACCTCGTGCTGGAGGGGCTCCAAGTAGCAGTGGAGGGCGAGGCGGTTCTTGGCGCCCATGTCACGCCACCGCCTTTGCCGCTGCCCGCAGGACGGCCAGCCGGGCGCGCCACTCGGCGTTGAGCAGATCGATCTCGGCCTCGTCGCAGGTGTCGAACCCGCGGGCGACGACGCTCCTCGCGTCGAGGTCGAGGGCCGCCATGCCGACGCCGAAGTCGCCGTAGACGTGGCCGAGGACGCAGTTGTCGGCGCGGCAGATGTCGAGCCGGTCGACGGCAATCCGGTTCAGCCAGTCGGCGGGGGCCTGGCGGCTGTTGAGGAGCGCGATGCCGGACTCGACGCGCTGGTCGATCGGCGGGAACGTGGGGGTGGGGGACGGGTTTTCGGGCGCGGTTAAGCCGGGCATCATCGGGGGTTGCTCCAAGGAGGTCGGGGCGGGTCAGGTTTTCGGAAGGGCGGAGGCCCGCTCCTGTGCCTGCACCGGCGGATGAAGTGCGGCAGCGAGGAGCGGGCCTCCGGGTGGCGGCCCGTCGAGGGGGGATGACGGGTCCGCCGCACGTCCGGCGGGAGAATGCCGGGCGGTCGTAGGAGGGTTGGATAGGACGTCGGCGAGGTCGGCGACGTCGAGGTGTTCGATGTCGACGTTCGCGGACCAGAGTTCGATGAGGTGGCGGCTGTAGCGGCGGCACCGCCCCTGGCCGAATGTCGACTTGTGCTGGATGCACGCGGGGACGCGGCCCTGGTCGACCATGCGCCGCCATGTCGCGGCCGTGACGCCGATCATGGCGCCGGCCTGTTCGGCGGTCAGCAGCACCGGCCGGACGGTCATGAGACGGCCCTTCGTGCGGCTGGCGGGCGCATGATCGTGGCGATGCGCTCGATCGCGGCCGGGTCGGTGACCCTGGCCGTGAGGCCCTGCGCGACCGCGGACGCCTCGGCCCACTCGTGGCATGCGACCAGCTGGGCGTCCGTCATGACGCGGCCTGCAGAGGCTGGCGGCGGCGGGGCTTGCTCGCGGCGATCAGGGGGGCGGTGGTCTGCGCCTGACCGATCTCGACCCGGCGACCGGCGGGGCGGGCCGATGCTGGCGACTCGCTGTCGGTCTCGAAGTAGGGCTCGAGGATCGTCGTCCAGTCGCAGCCGACGATCTCGCAGTAGAGGGCGATCGTGGCGAGCAGGGCCGGGAGGGTTGGGACCTTGCCGAGCTCGAAGCGGGACACCTTGGTCTGGTCGGCGTTCATGAGCTGCGCCATCTGGACCTGGGTGAGTTCGGCGGCTTCCCTTGCCTCGACCATCCGTCTGCCGCTGGTCTCTTCTGGGCGAGGGGCGGGGTCGCTGTTCACACCTACCATCTAAGTGTGCCACGCCTAGGTGTGTCAAGCGGAAGTTCTAGGTGTAGCCCGAATCCTCAAGCTCCCTTACAATCAGCCCAGGTACCCCGCTGACGAGTAGGCGCGATATGCTTAGCCGTGTCCTGGAGCCCGGTCCAACAAGCATGACGGCGAGCGGCGACCCTCTGCCCTCGGCGATACGAGAGGCGTACGAGGGGAAGGGGCTCAGTCAGGTTCAGGTCGCCCGACGCATGGGCGTCGACCAGACGCGGATCAGTCGGCTCGCCCTGGGGAAGTGGAAGCCGGAGAACGGCCCAGACCCGGACGTCCTCGCACGCATCGAGGAGGCCTGCGGGCGGCCACGAGGCTGGATCTTGATCGCGGCCGGCTATGTCGCTGACGTCGGCGTACTGACGGTCGAGGACGCCATCAATGCCGACCGGGCCCTAACCGAGCCCCTTCGCCAGGCGCTACTTGGCCACTACCGGGGAGCCGTCGAGAGCCTCAAGCAGAGCCTCGGCACCAGAGGCGAGGCTCGCAACGAAGGCGCGTAGGTCAGAGCCCATCGCGGCTCTTGCCGTGAGATCGGCCCGCTCGCGCCGTAGGGCGTCAAGCTCCCTGCGAATCGCGTCCCACTCCGCCTGAGTGTGCACCACGTTCGGTCTTTCGGCGTCCCCGCCAGTCGTGTCCGCCACGCTGCCCGCCTCTCTCAAATCAATGCCTGTGAGGGTACCGTTTCTGACGGTCCCGTGACGCCTAGTGCTAAACGTATGGTCAACCTCGTCCCGCATGGCCGACCTCGACGCTATCGGAGTCAACAAGATCCCTGAGGGTATCGTTGACCACTCAAGGGCAGTTGATGCATGCCCCGTGGTGCATGCCTTGGTCACTGCGGGGACCCTCACAGGCCGTTGCCGATCAGTCCCCGCAGGCCGTTGAGCGCGGCCCCCAACTCGACGAGGCCATCAGCGCACTCGAACCGCGTCAGCGCCTCGTAGAACTCGCGGTCGTCGGCGGGCAGCGCATCGGCGACCGCCCACGCTTCCCGGTAGACCGCGACCGCCCGGTCGATGGCCGGCGCCAGGGCCGCCACCTCGGCGGTGGCCTCGGCCAGACGCGAGCGAAGCTCGGGGCTGAGGTCGGGGGGATCCTTCAACAGGGTCATGGCGCGTCTCCTGGCGCTGGGGGGTGCCACATTCCTGGTTCACGGTTATAGCTCCAACCCTGGACGAATGCCAGAGATTCATTGCAATAACTGCTGTTCTGCGTATAGTGATTGCTATGACTCCAGTCCTCGCGGAACACCGCCCGAACTCACCGCATCGACGAGGTGCGATCTACCAGCAGATTGCCGATGACCTGCTCGAACGCATCACAGGCGGCGAGTTCCCGCCAGGGTCCCGCCTGCCAACCGAGCACCAGCTGATGGACCACTACCGGGCGTCGAGTACGACCGTCCGGGGCGCCGTGAAGGCGATCGCCGCTGCGGGAGTCGTCGAGACCCGCCACGGCGCCGGCAGTTTCGTGGTCGACCGGCTGCTCCTGTCGATCTACGCCACACACACCGAGGACCTCGACCGACGCGAGGGCATCACCGCACAGGACTCGTGGTCAACGGACGTACTCGACGCTGGCCGTGCACCACACCAGCGGTTCGAGTGCCTGAACGTCCCGGCCACCGCCAGCGCGGCCGCGGTCCTCGGCGTCGAGGTCGACGATGCGCTCGTGAAGCGCCGGTGCTGGCGATCGGTCGACGGCGCGCCCGCGTCCATCGAGACCAGCCTGTTCCCCCGGTGGCTGGTCGAGGCCCTGCCCGAACTCGCCTCCCCCCACGACATCCGCCAGGGCACGACGTCCTACGTGGCCAAGCACGGGCACCCGATGACCCTCCACCAGGATCACCTCTCCGCCCGCCCCTTCACCCGGGAGGAAGCCCTGTTCTTCGAGGCGCCGCCGGGCGTTGTCGGTCTCATCCGAGACCGGGTCTCCTTCGATGAGCCCGGTGGCCGCGTCCTGCGCTACATGGAGACGGTCTACCGATCGGACATGCACGAGGTCGTCTACGACGTGGCCGGCCGAGGGAATCGCCAGCTCCCATGACGGCGCCCACGCTGTATCTCCGGCGGGCCGTGTGCAGCGACATTGACACGATCTACGAGTGGCGCCACGAAACGTCCGCCTGGTTGGCCCGCACCCACGACACCGACCAGTGGTCGACGCCGTACCCGCGGGCCAACCTGGAGCGCTGGGTCGATCGAGGCGAGACCTTCATGGCCGCTCTCGAATCGGCCGGCCGGCCGATCGCCACCATCACGTCGTCGTCGGAGGGGGACCCAGATCTGTGGACGCCCGGCGAGTTGGCCACGCCGGCGCGCTACGTCTCGAAGGCGAACGTCGTGCGCCAGCAGGCAGGCCGGGGCATCGGCACCACGCTCATCGCGTGGACACGCAGCAAGGCCGCGGAGGCCGGCGCCGAGCACGTGCGCATCGACGTGTGGTCGACGAACGAGAAGCTCCACGACTTCTACCGCCGACTCGGGTTCCGGCACCTGCGGACCGTCCCCGGCACGAACTCGGGCGCCTTGTTCGAGGCTCCGGCGGCCAGGGTTCCGGGGCTGCCGATCGTCGAGCGGACTGGCGGCCGATGAGGTTCGTCGCGACGACCGTTGTCCGAACGCTGATCGTCGTAGCCACCCTCGGGCTGCTGTTCGCCGGCTACCTCGTCCTCTATCGCCTTCCCCGCGAACGCGCCGCCGACGAGTGGACCCGCTGCGCGAAACCGCACATCGTCGCCGCCGAGCGCGCCCAGCGGAACTACGACTTTCATGCCACCGAGGCGGCACTGAAGGCGGCCCAAGCTTGCGGACCACCGCCGTCGTGACCCCCTGGCACCGCGGCAACGCCGAGGCGGACGCGCACGAAAACCGGTCGTGGCTCGTCGGCCATTTCAAAGCCAGCGACGACATCCGCTACGACGAGGACGTCGAGGTGAAGGTCAGCTCGCACCCCGCGGGGGACGAGCGGGCCGAGTGGTCGACCGGCGAGTGGAGGCGCACGTTCTTCATGGTGATGACCGGCAAGTGGCGCCTCGACCTCAAGCTCGAGGACGGCGACAACACCGAGACGGTCATCGCCGGGCCCGGGGACTACGTCGTCTGGGGGCCGGGCGTCGCGCACACCTACCGGGCTGAGGCGGACTCGACGGTGATCACCGTGCGGTGGCCGTCGGTGCGGCCGACGCCGCGGCGGCCACCCTCGCGCGCAAATCTCCGGTCCAGCGGGTCCCTTCTGCCGCCTGACCTGCGGTGACTGTCCCGCGCTGCGATGGCTGCTGCCGGTTAGGTGATGGTCGGGTCGTACCCGAGCGTCAGGTAGTAGCGGACCATCCCGCCGATCGGAGGGTCAGGTTCGGCGTTGAGCGCCCGGCTGACCGAGTGCGCCCGGGCGTTCTTCACGCCGCACATCCAGTACGCGTAGCCACCCGGCGACCGGGAGGCCAGTTCGTTGAGAACAGCGTCGAGTAGATCGCGGCCGAGGTGACCGCCTTGGCGATCGACGCGGACGCCGAGCACGATCACGTACCAGACCTCGCAGTTGAGGTCCTCGTCGTCGTCGTCCTGCTCGAAGGCGCAGGCGGCTACAATCTCGCCGTCATCGTCGACGACCCATGCGTCAGCGCCGGCATCACGAGCCCGAAGGAACAGCTCCGTCCGGATGAAGCGCTCGGCTTCGTGCGCGTAGGAGCCTGTCGTGGTGGCGCACTTGAACGCTCCGAGGGCTGGTAGGTCGGCTCCTTCGAGGGGCCGGATCTTCACCGGGCGGTGATCGTCTTGTCCCTCTGGTGTCGTTCGGTGGGTGCCTGAGTGAACCGGCCGGTGCCAGGCGTGTACTTCGGCGCGGTGCCTGCCCGGATCCTGGCCTTGGCGTGGTCGGAGAGACCGTGGCGCGCCAGCATGATGTCGGGCCGCCCGGTCATGCGTCGGACCCTATGGCGAAGTCGCGCCCGTGCGCGGGCGAGGTGCATCGCCACCGCGTGCTGTTTCGTCCTCATGGTCTCCGCCCTTCCCTCTTGCGTCCGACGTTACCGCCCAGCGCAAGCCTTGTCCTGCAACAAGCGTGCGTTACTATGGTAACGGTCGCCTGAGCGGCGTGTCCCTACCCCGTGCGCCATCCCCGGCCAGACCATGTGACATTCGGCTCATGAGCCGCCGACACGGAGGCGTGCCGCACGTCCCATGGACCGATACCCCTCCCCGGGTTACCGTCGAACCATGGCGTGGGGGCAACAACGAACTTTCATTCATGAGCTGCTTGTGACGGTGGGGGCCGCGACGGGCCTGCTCGTGATCGGCATCGCGGCGCTGTGGACCACCTTCCAGATCCGGCCGCCGTGGCCCGACCCGGCATCGGCCCGCGGGACCGTCCCGGCCGGCACCAGGCCACCGGCGGCGCTAAGCGCCCGCCCCGCGCCCGGCACCCTCCCGCCGGGGAGCTGGCGCCCGGACCCGCGATCGGCGGACAGCGGGGGGACGCGCCCCGAGAGGTGAACGCTCCCCGGTGCGCTCGCCATCCTGGCCCGGGGGCCACCGCGACCGGGCCCGGGGGTCGACGGCTACTTCGGGAGCGTGGCGACGACGTCCTCGATCTTCTTGGCGTTGGCCGGCGTGACCTTGCCCGTGACCCGGACCAGCACCGGCCCGGCGAGATAGTCGTACTCGGTGCCGAGGATCGGCGAAGACGCCCGCATCGACGTCAGGTACTCGGAGCGCGTCTTGGCCAGTGCGGCGGTTGGGTGGATCTCGACCGACCCGCCGCGCTCGACGGATCCCGCCGGGGCGCCCGTGTTACCGCCCGGTAGGTCGAAGGCAGCCCGGGCCTTGTACCCACCGGGCCGCCCGAGGAGTTCGTTCGGGTCGTCCTCCGGGGTGTTGATGACGACGTTGGTGGCGCCGGCCCCGGCGACCTTCGCGAGCACGGCATCGAGGCTCGGGGCGGGCACCGTGGGGAGTGTGGTCGGCTTGGGCGGGTTGGCGATGTCGGCCTCGATGCTGGCGATGGTCTTGTCGGCGGTCTTCCTGCCTTCTTCGCCTGCGGTCGCGAAGCCGTAGATGATCCAGCCGATGGCACCGATGGCCACGGCGAGGACCGCCACGCGGACCCTGCTGACGGGCTTCTTCGGCGGAGGCTCGGACGGGTGTAGCGGAGGGTCTTCTGGGGGTGGAGGGTTCGTCACACCGCTGACCGTACGCCCGCATGTCGCTGCGTGCGTCGGGGCCGTGCCGGTCAGATGAGCCCCATCTCCTTCAGCACGTCCATGGCGGCCTCCGGGTCACGGCGGACGGCGGCCTTGAGCTGCAGCTGATACCACCGCTCCCGTGACGCGTTGAGCGGCACCTGCCAGCCTGATCGGTGCTCAACCAAGCGCTCGACGATGAGCATCTCGATCAGGTCCTCCAGGCAGGGGCGGTACCGACGCCCTCCGACGGGCAGATGCAGCTTGAAGAACTCGGCATTCGACGGCCGACGCCCGGCCATCCACCCGTGCAGAGCGTGGTTGCTGCCGTATGCGTGGAGGTGGGCCGGCGGGTAGCGGTAGTCATCGCTGGGGGTGCGGTCGTAGTCATAGCGCAGGACCTGCTGGCTGCGATCGGAGGCGAGGTGCAGCCCGACCTCGGACGTTGCAACGGTGAGGTAGTGGCCTTCGGGGTCCATCTGGAGTCGGACGGACAGACTCAGCCAACAGCTAGGCGTGCCGCCGAGCGTGACCGGGATGAGCGACGGGATGACGCCGCTGCTGCGACTGACGCCGTAGCCGACGTACGCGGCCAGTTCTTCGGGGCGCAGGATGGCGCCGACCCGAAGGCCGGTGGTGATGGTGCCGTTGAGGAGATCGGCCAGCTCACCGGCGAAGCGGCGGGCCTCAACATCCAGGCGGTCGTTTGCCTGCGAGGGGCTTGAGGGCGAACCAGACGAGCCGCGCTTGTTCCGACTGGAACGCCTCTTCTCTCGCTTGTGCTTCGAGTTCCCCATAGGTGAGGCCGATCTCGTCGAGCATCCGCTGGGCCACCTGGGCCATGTCGGCGTCGGTGACGACCTCGACGGGCACCTGGGCAAGCTCCGTTCGAGTCATGGTTCGCTCTCCCTTGGATGTCCGGGCACATGCAAAGTTGTCCACAGCACTAACAACCATCTTCGCGTAGATGATGCCGCGCTGCCATGCACAACGCGCGGTTGTAACAATGCTGATCGTCGGCTGAGACCGTCGGGACCTGAGGCTTTCCGCCATACGTGCAGTATGCGCGGGGGGTGCGACATCCCGGACGGCGAGCCCCGAAGCAACCCCGGGCCCAGGGTCGGCGGGCTACTGGATGGCCAGGAAGCGCTGGTCCTCGGTCTTGTCGAGCGTGAAGAACGGCTCGACCAGCATCACGAGCTGCGGGACGTCCGCCGGCGGCGCCTCGTAGATGAGCTGGCCGGTCAGGGTCCCGCCGGGCTGCAGCTGGGCCGTGATGTCGAACATCGTCGGCGTCGAGGCGAACGTCTGGGTGAGCTTGACGCCGGCGGGTGAGAGCAGCCCGACGTTGATGTTCGTCATCGCCGCGCCGGGCTTCGTGTCGCCGTTGTGGACCGTGATGGTCACGGCGACGAACTGGTTGCCGGGCGTCTGCGGCTTATTGAACTGGTTGGCCTTCGCCAGCGCGGCGTTGGCGTTCAGGTCGGCGGACACGACCTTGATCATCCAGCCCTGCGCCGCGGCGACCTCGGTGCCGATCGGCGCCGGGTTGTCCTTCGTGGAGCCGGGCTCGAGCGGGGCCTCGGTGGTCGGCGCTGCTGCAGCAGCGCCGTCGGTTGAAGCCGTGGTCTCGGTCGCCGGCGTCGTCCCGCAGGACGAGAGGGCGACCAGGGCCACGACGGCAAGAAGGCCGCCGAGAAAGCGGTTGGGGTGGGGAGGGTTCGTCACACCGCCGACGGTAGACCGTCCGTGCCCATGCGTGCTGGTGCCGCTACAGGCCTGACATGTACAGCGCTGCCCGAACGGGCCGGGCATCCCACGTTCCATCCCACGTTCTCCGCGCGGAGGCGCGCGAACACGCGCGTTGCGCCTCGCCCTCGCGCGCTACCGTCTGCGTACGCGCGCTGGTGCGCGGTTGTGCTCTTGACTCTTAATCCGCAGGTTCTGGGTTCGAATCCCAGGGGGCGTACCACCAGAAAGCGCAGGTCAAGGGCACTTTCTGAAGGTGGGAACGAACGAGGGACTAGGATCCATCCCACGTTCATCCCACATCGGAAGGCGGGGCGCCATGGCGGCGAGCAAGAAGAAGGGCCCGCGCGAGAAGGGCTCTGGCTCGAAACGCGAGACACGCAAGAACGTCTGGGAGCTGCGGGTCAACCTGGCGCCCGACCCCGTTACCGGCAAACGACGCCAGCTCTCCGACACGTTCCGGGGCGGCGAGAAGGCCGCCAACGTCGCCCTGGCCACGCTCATCTCCAAGACCCAGGCCGACCGGGCGCCGGCCACCGAGGCCACGTTCGGCTACCTGCTCACGACGTGGCTCGAGCGCTGCGAACGGAACCTCGCGGAGTCCACGGTCGTCGGATACCGGCGCATCGTCGATGACCTGTGGATGCCGAAGCTCGGCCACGTCCCCCTCGCCAGGCTCGAGTCCCGCCACCTGCAGGCCGTCCTCGACTGGGACCACCAGCGCAAGGTCACCCGCGGCAAGAAGGTCACGCCGATCAAGGCCGACACCGTGCTGCGCCACTGGGCCGCCGCCCGCAAGGCGTTGAACGACGCCGTGCAGATGGGGTGGATCCCGAGCTCGCCCGGCGACCGGGTGCTGCTGCCGTCGAAACGCAAGGGCCGCGACCGGGACCTGTCCAAGGACGAGCTCCTCAAGATCCTGCTGTGCGCCGACGAGATGGACCCCGCGCTCGGGCTGATCCTGCGCGCCGCGAGCCTGTCGGGCGCCCGCCGCTCGGAGATGGCCGGCCTGCGCTGGCCCGACGTCGACTGGGAACGCAACCGGCTGAGCTTCGAGCAGGGCGTGGTCGTGCTGGCCAACCCGAAACGCAAGCCGGGCGACCCGAAGCGGCGGCCCCGCAAAGTGGTCATCAGCGACACGAAATCCCACCAGTCGCGCCCGGTCACGCTCGACCCCGACTCGATGGAACTGCTGCGTCTCCTGCGCCTGTACGTCGAGGCCGTCGCCGAGCAGGTCGGCACGGAGCTCCTCCGCGATGCGTTCGTGTTCTCCCGCGAGCCTGACGGCTCCAAGCCGCTGCGTCCCGACTGGCTGTCGACGGCGTTCAAGAAGGCGGCGAAGAAGGCGGGGTTCCCCGAGGCGCACCTGCATCAGCTGCGACACCTGTCGGCGTCGGTGATGCTGTCGCACGGGATCCCGACGGCGGTCGCCTCGAAGCGGCTCGGTCACGCCGAGGAGACGACGACCATCCAGTTCTACTCCCGGGCGATCCAGTCGGACGAGGCCGCCGCCGAGGTGTTGGCCTCGGTGCTGTTCCCGCCGGCGAAGGCGCCGACCGTGCTCGAGGTGCCGGAAGCCGAAGCCAGCTGACCACCCCCCGGGTTAGCCTGTTCTCACCACCTGCCCGGTCCGCCGCCGGGCCCGGCCTCACCAGCCGGACCACACGTGTGCCGCCCCGCCTGTCGCGCGGGGCGGTGCCGCGCTCAGGGGTCGGGCGGGTAGTGGTCGAGGTCGAAGCACGAGACGGCTACGGCTCGCTCGGCGGGCGTCATCGGCCGCAGCATGGCCAAGATCTCGGCTGAGACCCGGCGCACGGTCGACGAGTAGTCCTCGTCGGTCGATTTGGCCAGCCAGTCGGCGCAGAAGTCGAGGTGGGTGTCCTCGACGTTGTAGTCGTCGGTCACGATATGGAGCGGGCCGCCGACGGCATGGTGCTCGTAAAGCTCGGCGACCAGGGTGCCGGCGGCCCGGATCTGGTCCGTGATGGGCGGCCAGCCACCTGCGGCTTCGACCTCCCGCCGGACGCAGTTGTCGCACATCGACCCAGCCTCTCACGCCATGCCCGGTGACGAATGTCATTGAGGGAGTGCGCGACGAACGCGGCCTACGACTCCATAGGAGGCGTCGCCGGGTACAGCCGGCCCGCGCCCGTTCTGATGTCGACGGGCGCCGGCGGGATTCAACCCCCGCGGCTGCAGGTCCTGCAGAACCCGCCCGGCTGGCCACCGTGGCGTGGACAGGTGAACGGCCGATGCTTCCGGGCGAGCGCCCGGGCCATTGGGTCCGGCTCAGCCTTACCCGGGGCGCCTTCTATGGCGGCGAGCGTCTCGGCGAGGTGCGGTCCGATGGCACGCAGCGCAGCGGCCAGCGCAGCGGCCAGCGCCTCGAAGGCGTGCGCGAGCGCTGGCATGGCCGCGGCGGCCGCCTGAATCTGTTCGGGCGTCGGCGGGCCGGGCCGGCACCGGTCGCACCAGGCCGACCCCTCGGCCGGCGCTCGCATGCCGCAGCGCAGGCAGGCGCCGGTGTCCCAGTCGTAGGCCACATCGCCAGCGTGCTGGGGACCGACGTCGATCACCTCGAGGATCCTGTCGACGCCGCTCGCTCGGGTCATGACGGTGAGCCTTCCACGTCGTGTTCGATCACGAGCCACCGGTCGTGGCTGGTCTCACGGGTGTGCGCGCCAGCCCAGCGGCCGCGGTCGGCGGCCGACAGGAACGGCATCGGCGTCTCGAGGTCCGGGTCGCACCGGCGACAGAACAGCACGAACCAGCGGACACCCGGGTCGGAGCCGCTCACGGCCTCGACGACACGTCGGCGGATCTGCTCGGCCTGTCTCTTCCGGCGGTCCTCGGCGACCTTCGACTCGAAGGCCAGCCGTGCGAGCTCGACCATCAGATCCTCGGTGGTGTCGTCGCCGGTCACCGCTCCCCCACGTCACCGAGGATGGCCCGCAGCCGGAGGATCTCGTCCCGCCGGGGCCGCATGCTCGGCCTCGAACTGGTCGAGGCGGGCGAGCACGTGGGTGGCACCGAGCGCGGTGGCCCGGGCCCGCAGGCATCGGGTGGCGGCGCCCAGTGTCCCTGGTCCGTGGCCGTCGTGGCCGGTGCCGCAGTCGTCGCAGGTGCCGGTCCACTGGCCGTGCCCGTTGAAGTCGGACAGGCGGGGTGGGTCCGTCACCAGCCGACCCCGAAACCGATGACGTGCCGAGTGGCCCGCTCCTCGTCCCAGCCTTCCGACACGAGCCGGCGGACCTCGGCCAGGCCTGCGTCGTCGAGGGCGTCAGCACCCCCACCCGTCTCGTCGTCGACCAGGCGCACGGCGTCGGTCGGCAATGCCGCAAGCATGATCTCGTTCGCGTCCGCCCACACCCGTGCCCGCCGGCGTATCTCCCGAAGGTGAACCACGCCGTCGGCCGAGACGAGGTCGCGCACGATCACCGCGGCCTCCCGGTCGGGGCGCGGTGACTGGTAGGACGCGCAGATCGGGCAGCCGGCCTGGTCGAATGGCCAGTCCGGATCCCGGTCGGGAGCCTCCCAATCGCCGCCGAAGACGACGCAGGTGACACCACGGGGCCGGCCGCAGCCGGCGCAGTGCACCATGGTGCCGATCAGCACCCCGTCGCCGACCAACGGCCAACCGTGCAGCCAGGGGCGGTCGGTCATGTGTCCTTCTTCTCTCGGCTCTCGACCCGGACCAGGGCCTCGGTCCGGGAAGGCGTCGAGGATGAGCGCACGGTACGGGCCGTCCCCGCCCCACCTGCGGTCGAGATCGAACGACAGCGCGGACAGGCCGAGCCGGCAGCCGGCGCCACCGACCCTGTCCAGCACCGCGCACGTGCGCTCCAAGACGACGACGATCACCGTCTGCCACCAGGTCACCGGCTCCCCTTCCGCTCGGCCTCGATCGCGGCGACTTGGGCGTGGACGGGTCGCCAGGGGCTGTAGGTGACGGTCCGGGTGACCCAGCGCATCGGATGGCCGCTGCATGGCGGCGGCGGCTTCGACAGGGTCGGCAGGCCACGGGTCTCGGTGTCCCACGGGATGACCTCGTCGGGCCACTTCGGGGCGAGGAACTCGCGGGCGAACTCCTGGCGTTCGGTCGTCATCGGTCGCTCCCAGGGCCAAGGGCCAGCAGCGGCGCCACCTGGCCGGTCTCGTAGGCTGCGGCGATCGCCGGGCGGACGCTCTCCCCCACCGTCAAGCCGTCAGGCAGGGCCGTCCACGCGAGGAACACGTCCTCGAAGGCCATGATCGCCACGCCAGCGTCCGGCCGCGCCTTGCCGGTCGGCGTGCGCGTGAACCGGCGCTCCGAACGCGCCGGCAGCGGCAGCTCGAAGCGGACCTGACGGTCCTGGGCCGTGAACTGGATCACCGCGCGGTCGCCCTGCCAGCCATAAGCGAACGACGTCGCGCCCCACCGGGACAGGATGCGCTCGATCTCAACCTTCGAGCGCTCGACGCTCACGTTCGTGTCAGCGGCGTACCGGGCCATCAGGCACCGTCCCGGATCTGGCGAAGCAGAGCGGCCTCGTCGGCGGTCAGCTCGAACTGCACTCCCTCGCCGTACTCCTGCTCGTCGAGGGACAGGGTGTCGGGGCTGACCTCGGCCCACGGGCGCCCGGCCCGGCCGGTCTCGAACATCTTGGCGAAGATGGCCCGCAGCAACGCGTTCTCGCGTTCCACGTCGGCGGTGTGCTGGTCGTAGGCCATCAGGACTCCTCTCGACCCGGCTGCGGGTGCTTCGGTGGCGGGACTCCCCCACCCTTCGGCGGTGTCGGCCGGCGCGGCGGGGCTGCCTGGCCCTTGCCCGGCTGCGGGTGCCGGCCCCGGGCCTCCTTCGCCGCGGCCACCGACCGTTCCAGCTCGGCCATCAGGTCGACGACCTTGTCTCTGGGCGCGGGCCCGGGCTCGGGCCCGGGCACGACTGCCGGCCGGCGGAGGTGTTCCTGCGCAGTGTGCATCTTGTCCCACACCCGGAACAGGTGGTCGGCGTTGACTACGAGGGCGCCGTGAACGCGGGCCACCTCCCGGTTCGGGCCGTCCCACGCCGGTTCGTGGCCGTCGAGCTCGACCCGGATGTACTCGGCGAGTGGCCCGCCGATGAAGGTGGCCAGCCGGGACAGCACCTCGCGCACGGGCACCTCGTCGCCCGGGCCGCAGTCGAGGACGTTGCGCGGATTGGGCATCGTCGGTTCGGTCATCGGTCGGTCTCCCGGTTCGCGAGGGCTTCGGCCACACGCTGCCCGTCGCCGGTGATCACGAACTGTGCGGCTCCCCGCGGGCCGGACCCGGCGGCCGTGACGTACCGCCGGTTGGTGAGGCTGAGGACGAGTTCGGCGATGAGGATCCGCGCCGGCGCGCTCCCATAGAACGCGCCCAGCTTCTCCCGCAGTCCCCGGTAGGTCAGCGGCCCATCGACGGCGGCGAGCACCCGCAGGATGTCGACCTCGAGAGCCTCAGCGGCGACGATCGCGTGAGCGATGTTGTTTCGGCGCGTGCGTTGGTCAGCCATCGGTCTCCTTCGGGTCAGCCATCGGTCTCCTTCGGGTCGGGCTTCGGTTCGGGCGCGACGTGCTGCGGCACCGCCGCGACGAGGAAGTGCTGAACCCGGCGCAGTTCCTGGCCCATGTGATCGATGGCGTCATCCCATCCGGCGAGTTGTTCGGGGTCACCCTCGGCGAGGCAGCCGGCGAACGCCTGGCGGCGCACCTCCAGCGGGTAGAGCGACTTGGCCGCGTCCGTGATCGTCGCCCGCAGCCGGGTGATCTCATCGAGGAGCCCGACCACGACGTCGGGGCTGACCGCGGCGACGTAGCGGACGTCGGAGTACCGCCACGCCCGGCTGTCGGCGGCCGTCACCAGCTGCATGGCGTGGCAGTTGTCGGGCTGTCCCCAGTCGGCCTCGTCGATCAGGATCTCTCCGGCTGTCGTGATGAACCGGGGAAAGGGTTCGTTGCAGGTCCACGGGCCCGTCGTGGCCGCTTCGGCGAGGACGCGCAGGTCGGTCAGGGTCTGTCGCTGGTCGTCAGCCACGGTTGCCTCCAGCACGGTAGAGCGGCTCGTACATTTCGGCCTGCTCGGGCGTCAGCTCCTCGGCGCCGCTCACGTCGGGTCTCCCCTGCCGGTACGCCACTCCTCGACGTCGGCCATGAGCGCCTGCCAGCCCTCAGCCGCGGGGGCACCGATCGAGTCCGCCCAACGGCAGTGGACGTGCGCGGTCAGGTCGGCGAGCACCAGGGCCAGCACGAGCGGGTCGGCGTAGCCCTCGGCGATCTCGGCGGCGAGCGCCCGATCCTTGTGGAGCAACGCGGTCACGACCTGCTGGGCGGTGTCACGTGCCCCGTCGATGGCCTGGTCGACGTGGCTCACCACGTCACCTCGTCCCACAGCTCGCTAGCACGGTGGTCCCCGACGTGGTCCGGGTGCAGGACGCACGGCGGCTGGCCAGTGGCGGGCCCGTACTCCGTCTCGATCGTGATCGTCGGGCTGAGGTCGCCGCACGTCGGCAAGTCCTCGTCGTCGTTGGGCTCGATCTCACCCCACTCCGATGCGACGAAGCCTCGCAGGCCGTTGTCGTCGCAGTGCGCCGCGAGCATGACGGCGAGGTCGGCGCAGTCCCGGCCCGGGTTGATGCGGACCATGCCCTCGGGACTGGTCACGCAGATCTTGCCGGTATCGTTCTCGATGAAGATGGCGAAAGCCAGGCCGTGCTCGGTCAGGCGGTCGCAGACGGCGGGCAGCTCGACGGTGGTCATGGGTCAGACCTCTACCGGCTCGGCGCCGTCGAGGTACTCGTCGAGGCAACGCTGGCACTCGGGCGGATTGTCGACGGGCTCCATGGCCAGGATCTCGGCGGTCTCGGCCGGCTGCAGGGCGTCGCAGTGGTCCTCGCACAGTGGCCGCGAGATGGCGTAGGCGCCGGAGCGGAGGGCGTAGACGTACTGGTGGGTCGCGGGGAAGGTGTCGTCATCGGGCACGGTCAGTTCTCCTGTCGGGTTCGGGTGGCGGCGACCAGGCGGTCGCGGTCAAGCAGATAGCGGGGCCCGGGCGTGCGGGTTGTCCATCGCCTCGGGCGGGCCGAGGGCGGCGCGCATCGTGTCGAGCACCCCGACCAGCTCGGGCGCGGTGGTGGGTTCGGTGGGGCGGGTCACCGCTCTGGCTCCCGCACGCGGCCGAAGAACGTCATCGGCGCATCACCGACGATTGCACCGAGCGAGTCGACGTCGAGGGTGCCGCCCGTGATCATCTGGTACCACTCGGCGTACGTCGCCTTCATGCTGGCGAACACGGTGGCGTTGTCCGTCGCCCAGCGGGCCAGCGCTTCTGGCGTCTCGAACACGGGCGATGTCGGCGAGCCCTCGGACGTGGTCTCCCACAGCTGCCAGCCGGGGCCCTCGGGCGGCCCTACGTACCGGTCCTGCCGCCCGGACCCGTCGCACCACCAACAGACCCCGTCCTCGGTCTGCAGCTTCACCGGATGCTCCTTGCGGCCGGTGCCGTCGCAGTTCTCGCACGGCTTGGTACCGGACGGGACGAGGTACCCGTCCCAGACCTTGTTGAGCGGCCAGTCGAAGTCGAGCGACACACGCTTGATGTCGCGGTGTCCCATGGTCAGTTCTCCTCGGTCTTGCGGGTGATCACGTAGCCGGCGACGTCGAGGACCCTCAGTGCCACGTCGGCGAGGTCGTCGCCTTCGAAGTCGGCGTACTCGTCCGGGTCCCACGCGCAGAACCCGCGGGCGATGACGCCGTGCGCGGTCTGGTCGGAGTGCTTGTGCGTCATGGGGTCAACCTTCGGATCGTGTCGGCGCGCCGGGCGATGGCCGCGCCGCAGTCCCGGGCGACGCCGATCAGGAGCCGGCGGTCGGCGGGATCGAACCCGTTGGCCGGGTCGTTCGCCAACAGCCAGTACTCGGCGATCGCGTCGTGGCCCTGGGCGTCGGCGCGGTCCTGCTCTTCCAGGAACGTGAGGTTGCGGGCGGCCGTCACTGGTGGGACCCGCCTTCGGCGAGAAGATGGTCCCGCAGCGCCCGCAGGGTCACGCCAGCGCGGTGCCCGTTGCGGTACGCCGAGCGGCCGGTCAGCTCTCCGGGTTCCCCGACAAGCCCGGCGATCAGGGCTGCACCGAAGTCGGCGCGCTCCTCCACCGCGACCGAGATCTGCGAGCCGTCGGCGCTCTTCGGTCGCCCGCGCTCAAGGAAGTCGACGAGCTCGTCGAGCCGCTGACTGACGATGTCGCTGATGCGGTGCAGGGAGATCTGGCGGGCGAGGTCGTCGCGGGTGACGACCGTGGGCCCGTCGCCCCCGAACCGGGCGATGGTGACCTCGGCGACCAGGACGTCGTTGACGAACACCTGCCCGTTGGGGCACACCTCCACACGGATGGCGTGTCGGGGGGTGGTCACCGCCCCCGCCCGCCCTGGTCGAGCGCGGCGAGCACGGTCGCCACGTCGCACGGCCACTCGTGCCGGCAGCCGGTGCAGATCGGGCGGCGGTTCCATGCCTCGTCGCTGGTCGACCGGTAGCCCTTGACGTGGGACTCCCGGACGGACGCGAGACCGTCGGCCGCCGGGGCCAGGTAGTCGGGGCGCCGCTGCCACACGATCTCGTGGCCGCAGTCGGGCAGCGGGCACGAGTCCATCCACTCGTCGGGCAGCTCGGGTCCGAACACCTCGCCCTTGACCACGTGGCCCTTCTCGCACTGGCCACGGATCTCGGTGCGCGTGACGTCGCTCATGGGTCAGCCCTCCTCGGGGTCGGTGTGCTCGGCGCAGGCCAGCTCGGCGACGATGCGCTTGGCCGCGGCCTCGGTCAGGTAGGTGGCCCGGATGATCTTGACGGCGTCGTAGCGGAGCCAGTCGTTGGCCGGGTCGGCCAGTGCGGCGAGGTCGATGCCCTCGGCCGGGAGCTGCCGACGCCAGTACTCGACCTCGCCGCGCCGGTGCGCCTTGAGCCTGTCGCGCTCGGGCCCGTCGGTGCGGACGTGCCCGTAGGGGATGTGGTGCCAGAAGTCGTCGCCGTGCTCGACGTGCGCGGCGACGTCGTCCTTGCACTCCCGCATGGTGTCGGCGTGGCGGACGATGATCCGGCCGAACCCGGCCTGCTTCCCGTTCGGGTCACAGCGGACGATCCACGGGCCGCACTCGCAGCCCACGAACCGCTCGATGAAGTAGCGCCCGCAGTCCGAGAAGTAGCCGCCCGCGTGCTCGCGGATCCAGCGCGTGGGAGCCGGCGCCGGTTCCGACTGCGGCTGACGGGCGCGGAGCAGTTCGACAGGAGCGGCGCAGGTGGCCAGGGACGGTGTCCGCCGCTCCCCCGCCAGATCGGCGATGCGCTTCCAGTCGATCGCATCCAGCTCGGCGACGACATCCGGGTTCGGCGTGACGTTCTCGCTGAGGAACCGGGCGAGCCGGATCGCCTTCGCCGTCATGTTCGCGGCGTGGGACGGGTGGATGGTCGTGGTCATCGGGCTGCGACCTCCAGGGTGAAGTTGGCGGCGAGCGCTCGCCGCGTCAGGCAGCGGCTCCAGCCGTAGCGGTCGAACCCGCCGAGATGGTCAACCACCACGCCGCACTCGCGGCTGAGACCGTCGTGGACCTCGGCGACCTCCACCTGGTGGGTGGCATCCCAGATGCTCGTCCAGATCTGGCCGACGGAAGCGGAGACCGTGGCGGCGGGGGAGGTTGCTGGCATGCCTCCATTGTCCGCCCATACCACTGGGGTGTCAAGTAGATCTGGGGACCAATCAATCCTTGTGCACAAGGTCATCCTGTGAGATGATCGATGGCATGGAGTCTTCACTCACAGCGGCAGGGTTGGCGCCGCCGACCACTAACCTCCCGGCCATGACCCCCAAGATCTATGAGGGCCCCAGCGCCTATGGACCGTCCAACGACAGCGCCCGCTCCGAGGCCGCTGAACGCGGCCTGACCCCGATCGGTGTCAACGGCATCGCCGCCTGGTTCGGCGTGGAACCCAACACCGTGAGCCGGTCATGGATCGCCGAGCGCGACGCCAAGAAGGATCCGGCGAAGAAGTTCCCGGAGCCGACGTGGCCCGAGCTCAACCTCTACGCCACCCGCGTCATCGAGGAGTGGGGCATCGCCACGGGTCGCCTGGCGGAAGGTGGGCGATGAGTGCGGCCACGGACGCGGATGACTACACGGCCGTGTACCGCTGTTTCGACCGCGATGGACGTCTGGTTTACGTCGGCGCCTCATGTCTCGGCCTCGTCCGCTTCCACCAGCACCAGGCCGAGAAGGGATGGTGGCCCTGCGTCGCCCGGGTCGAGGTCGAGCACTACGCCAACCGTGCCGAGGCGCTGGCTGCGGAGCGGGCCGCCATCGAGGCCGAGGCTCCGCGCTTCAACATCCACCACGGCCTCAGGCGGAGCGTGACGGTACGTCGGCGGCAGGAATGGGCTTCCGATCAGCGGGTCGGAATCCCGGACAGCATCGCCAAGGGACTGCATCTCCTTCGGCGTCGTCAGCACGCGATCGCCAGGGCCAGACGGGACATCGTGCTCGCCGCCTGGAGCGAGGGCGTGTCGATCGAACGGATCGCCGATCTGGCCGGCCTGCACCGTGTCGACGTCGAGCGAGTGATCTGGTTCGCCAGGCACAGCAAGGACGGGATGGCCGCACTGCCCTACAGGTAAGATTGCTCCCCAGGGTCTCTTGACACCCCAGACCATCTGGGGTACATTAGGTACATGAAGGAAACCACCACCGCCCCCCTCCCCGCCAGCCTCACCAACCAGCTCGAAGAGGACGAGATCACCCTCGCCGAGTGGGAAGCGATGACCGACGAGGAGCGCCAGTACCGGGGCCTCACGGTCGAGGAGCACGAGGACGTCTACGCCGACTACAGCGCTGAGGAAATGGCGGCCGTGGAGGCATGGCTCCTGGACCCCGGGCCCCGCTACCACGCGGCCGTCGCCCGGATCCGGGCCCACCCAGGCTGGTGACCCCGGCGGGGCCCCGGCCCCGCCCACCCCCGGCGTGGGGTGTGTCCGGTTCGTCGGCGAGGCAAACCCCCAGCGCACACGCCTCGTGCGCAGGACAAGGGTGCCGGCGAGTCGGACAGACCCCATGACCGCTAGTTCACATGATCACAAGCTGACCGCTGGAGACCCCACCATGAGCACCGAGACCATCGCCCCCGAGACGCTCACCCCTCGCCTGACCATCGTCCCCCCTGCCGCCGGACCCGCCTCGGTGCGCATCATCCCCGCCGAGGATGCCATCTGGTGGACGTCCGCTGACGGCATCCGGTGGGATGCGTACAGCGAGGACGGGGGCGCTACCTACGTGGTCTACGCCCCCAACGGCGAGCACGGCTCCGAGGAGGAGGACTACGCCCTCGTGCCGGCGGCGGACCTGCTCGACGTCATCGCCCACGGCCTCGGCGACGCCCGCCGGTAGCCCCCGTTCGCCCGAAACCCCCGCCCGCCCGTGCGCAGGGGTTGAGGACAGCCCGGCCCCCGGCGTCAGCTGCGGGCCGGGCAACGACCGCCGACAGGAGACCACCGTGCCCGAGATCACCGACCTCATTGCCCAGGCCATCAACCAGCGCGTCACCCGCGAGCATCTGCAGGATTGCCCCGCCGGCGAGCTCGACATCGCGGCCCTGGCCGACGAGATCGAGTCCGCAATCAGCGACCGGATCGCCGACGACCCCAACGACTACCGGTACTTCCAGCCATGACCCAGCCGACACCGTGGCGGTCAACCCACGGCAGCGGGCGCCCAGCGCACCGATCGGAGACCACCGTGAACCCCTTCGCCCACGAGATCGGCATCGGCCAGTACATCACCGTCGACGGCGTCGGGCCCGCGCTGGTCACCCGCAAGACGGTGTACGCCACCGCTGCCGTCGTCGACCTGTACGTCGCTGTCAGCGCGACCGGCGAGATCCCGGCGGGCATCGCCCTCGGTGAGCACCTCGCCGTCGCCATCGACGTCACCGGCGCCACAGTCGAACCCACGGCCTTCCCCGGCTGGGGGCCCGGCTGGCGCATCACCACCCTGTAGCGGCCGCCGCCGGAGCGAGGTCGGTCAGATGGCGGCACCAGGACGAGCCTGGCCGCGTGGTGGCACGGAGCACACCGTCCCGGACAGCCGGGCGGAGGTACCGGGTTCGAGTCCCGGTCCGGTCGCAAGGGCCGCTCTGGTGCCGCCATCTGACCGACCAGAGGAGACCCGCCATGACCGTCGAGAACCTTCACCTTCGCCTCGCAGGCGCCGACAACCCCGAAGAGCTGGTCGAGGGCGTGCGCGACGCCATGCGTCGGGGCTACACCGACGACGAGATCGCCTCCATCGTCGGACCCGAGATGCTGGCCGTCGTCAAGGGCTTGATCGTCGAGGGTGGCTGCAACGGCCTGTGCCTGACCGGCTCCGACGTGGGAGTGCCGTCTGCCTGCATCGCCTACGCCCATCCCTCCTGCCCCGAGCACGGCTGAGGACTGACCGATGCGAGAGATGATCGTCCGAGCCAACGGCGACAAGCCGTGGCGCTGCCCGGCCTGCCACCAGATCCCCGATGACGCCCGGGTGTGGCCGTCCACCCGCATCACCCGGCTCTACCGGTGCCCCGACTGCCGGGTCGTCTGGTGGGTGGGCTGGTCAGACTGGCCGCTGCGCCAGCGCCTCCCGACCCTCGCCCGCCGGCGTGCTGTCTGGCTCGCCCACACCGTTGCCCGGAGACTGCCGACCAGCTGGAGGACTTACCGATGATCGAGCCCACCGACACCTCAACCTCGCCCCTCGTCACCGCGGCGCTCGCGGTGGGCCTCGCCGCCTACGTCGTTGCTGTGGTCTGGCTGCTCGCCGTCCTCATCCCGGCCATCCTCGTCCTCGTCGACGCCCATCTCCTCCCGGCCATCGTCGACGTCGCCGAGCAGCTCCCCGGCCAGCTGGCCGCGGCGCCGGTCTGGGTGCAACTCCTCGTCGGCGTGGTCGCCGTGACGGGCCTCGGCGCGCTCGTCTGGGGCGGCCGGGCGAGCGCACCCGTCGACTGACCGCCGGGAGCGGGCCGCATCCCCATGCGACCCGCCCCCTCGACCCTCTAGCCCCCCGGCTGAGGGTCGGATCTTGCCGTCAGGCGGTCAGGCGTGACCGCATCGGCTCGACGCTCAGCCCCTTGTGGGGCGTGTGCCGGTCGGGGCTGCAGGCAGCGAACGGGCCGAAGGTCGACTGCATGGCGGCAAGGTGCCGGTCGAGGTGGTCGAGCATCCAGGACGAGTAGGCGAGCGCGTCGCCGTGGGTCGTGACCTGCAGCCACGAGGCGTACAGGACCCGCATCCGGGTGACGACCTCGGGGTGGCGGTCCCACTGCTGGCACCACCGGAGCGTGTTGCTGGCCCGGCGCTCGAGCACGTCGACGAACCAGAGCTGCACCCAGGCGGCCAGCTCGTCCATGGTCGGCTCGGCGGTAGCGGGCGCGGATGGGTGGAGGTTGGTGACGGTCACGGCTTCCTCCTGAGCGTCTTGCCGACCACCTGGGCCGGAGCGGGCGCAGGCTTCGACGTCCGGGGCTGCGGGGCCTGGTTGGCGGCGGCGGCCAGGCCGGGCGTGGCCGCGATCGCGGCCTGCATCGCTCCCCGGTGGGGCTGATGTGCGTACGACAGGCACGTGACCAACAGATTCGTGGTGCCCCGCGGTGCGCCGGTGGTGGAGTGGAGCGCAGCGGACGCGCTGGTCCGGGCATCGATGCCCCAACCGTCGGCGATCGCCTTCATCGAGTGGCCCTGCGAGACCAGCAAGGCCTGCGCCTTGGCCAGCGACTCGCCGGTGACACCCGCCGCCGCCAGACGCTCGGGCGACGCGACACCCTCACCCAACCTGGTCATCAGTTCCGCCTCGGCAGCCCCACCGAGCGGCTCGGGATCGGGGACCGCCTGGGGCTCATCGAAGACCGGCGCGGCCGCCATCATGGCGTCCGTCGGGGCGGCGCCGGCCGCCCGATGGCTGTCGTAGTGGGCCATTGCCGCCGGGTGCGTCGCCCGCAGGTTTTCCTCGGTGCGCGCCATCGCCTCGGCCGCGTACGCATCGGTTTCAGTGTGCGGCAGCGCGGACGCCCACACCCGCACGTTCGCTACCGGGTCCGATTGGCCCAGAGGATCCGTGGTCGACTGCGAGGACGCCGGGCGGCCCGCGGCCGCGCCCAAACCCGGCACGGCCCGACCGGCGGTGGCCTGCGGCTCGGGCGTCGACGGGGCCAACGTGACGTCCAACTCGGCGGCACAGGACGGCGTCGACGTCGCGGTCAGCTCCGGGTCCCGGCCGAGGATCGCCGTCAACTCCCCGACCGTGATCACGTCGGCGTCCTTGATGGCCATGTGGGTCCCGTAGTCGAGGACCCCGCACGCCTCGACGACGGAGACCCGGTAGATCTCCCAGTCGCCGGGCTCGGTGCCCTTGACGTACCCGGCCTCGCCGGGGAGGGGCAGGCGCTCGGCGACGAACGAGTGGCCCCGAGCGTTGCGCCAGGTGGCGGAGGTCTCGGTGAGGCTGAGGCTGTCGGGGGCGGGGCGGAGGTGGCTCGGTGCCGCCGTGTTGGTGTCAGTCCGCGTGCGCGGTGTCGTGGCATCGGGCGCAAGCTCGACCGCGGACGGCATGGCTGCCGCAGCCTCGACGATCCCGTCCCGCCACCTGCCCATCGCCTCAAAGTCCAGGCGGTCACCCACCCTGACATCGACGATCCGCCGCTGGAGCTTCGCGATCGTGTTCTGCCGGTAGTCGGTGGACACGTCGATCTGACTGGCGAGCTGACCGAGCTCGGCCTTGCGGAGCCCCAACCCGGCCACGTACGCAGCGGCCTCCTCGCGGGACTGCATCGCGTCGAGACGCCCACGCACCTCGACCGGATCGAAAGCGCTCACGACGAACCGCCGATCCCGACGTCGGCCAACCAGGCCAACACCATCGGGCGAATCGCCGGGTCGGCGAGCGTGTCACGCACCACGCGGCCCTCACAGCGCGGGTCCGCCGAGGACTGCCACTCGTCGAGCGCCTCCTCGATGAGCACGTCGAGCGGGTGCGGGGCCGGCAGCTCCGGCTTGGCGTCGACCACCACGACGTCGACGTCACCGGCGGCGATCGCGTCGACGACATCGGGGGGCAGACGACGGTAGGCCTTGCTAGAGCGGGGGTGGGAGTGGGTGAGTGGGGCGTTGATGTCGATCATGGGGGCCTCCGGGGGCGGTGACGGGGAGTGACGGTCAGGTCGGTGGGCGGGGGAAACGGTGGATGGTTGGGATCGGGGGGTTTCGGGGGATCGGGGGGTGGGGGTCCCATCCGATGTGAACTATGTGAAATGTGCAGGTCAGGGCTGGTTTCTGCGATGTGAAGTGGCATGTGAGGCGCGGTGTGAACTCACATCACCTCACAGCGCGACTTCACATCGCCGGTTCACGTCCGGTCGACGACGTCACGGCGACGCACCGCGCGACGGTTGCCGTGCTGACGGGACGGCTCGATCGGGACCTTGGCGTCCCGGAGCTGCTCAACGAGCGCCTCAACGTCGACACCGAGGCGGACCGTGAGGTCATCGACCGGGACCACGTTCTCGTCGCCCATCGCATCGAGCACCCGGGCCAGCAGGTCGCCGGTCTCCTTGGCCAGCTGCACCTTCGGTGGTGCCGGCGCCCGTCGGACCAGATCGACGCCGAGGGCCCCGATGCGCTCGTGGTCCTGCTGGCTGAACAGGTAGGTCTTGACCTGCTGGATGCCCTTGTGTGCCTGGAAGCCCGACGGGTTGACGAGGCAAACGCCCTGGTAGTCGTCGGGCCAGCGGCTCGTGTCGTAGCCGTCACCCACCCGGCCGGTGCCGAGGACCAGGTTCGAGTCGGCGGCGTTCATCGTGCGGAACGCCACCCGGATCCCGAGCGATGCCTGTGCGCCACCGAGGGTGTCGGAGTCGAAGCGCTGGCCGGCGATGATCGGGACGATGCCGCCGGAACGCACCATCTGTGACAGGCCCATGACCCGCTCCTGGATCAGGGACCCGTGCTTGCGGTGGGCGACCAGGAAGTTGAGCTCGTCGATGATGACCGGAACCAGGGGCAGCCCGAACTCGGGGTTGCCGGTCACGGCCGGGGTGATCTGGCCGTGCGGCATGAGTCTGGGGTCTTCGCGGCGCAGGCTCGAGATCAGCTTGGCCCGGTCCTCGCGCATCCCGTAGACGACGTCCAGCATCTCCAGGCACCGCTTGGCGCCGTCGTCACCGCACCCCTCGCCGGACCACAGGACCGCTTTCTCGTACATCGAGAACCCGCCCTCGCCCTTGCCGTCGTGGTACAGCGGCGTGGCCCGCGGGTCCAGGACCCCGGCGGCGAGAAGAGCCAGGACCAGCGTGGACTTCCCGTAGCCGGGAGCCGAGCAGATCCATGCACCGGAGGTCCCCGGGAGGACCAGGCCGTAGAGGTCCCCGAGGACCGTGGTCCCGACCGGGACCGGGTCCCACATGCTGAAGGTCCCGAGGTCCGCGAGTGGGGACCGCACGGGGTCCGCGGTCATGGGGTCCTCGTTGAAGATCGTGAGGAGGACCTGCCCGGCGTGTCCGGCCCTGGACAGGAGAAGGCGCTGCTCAGCGACCCGAAACGCCGAGGCCAACTCCTCCCGCTTGGCGAGGACCTTGGAGGCCGTGGTCCCCTCGGGGAGGTCGATGAGGCCCTCCCAGCCCTCGGGTCCCCGGTCCCGGAGATACATGCCGCCAACGGTCATGGTGCCGGGGAAACTGGCGGCCGTGAAGCTGGCGACGACGCGGTCCGAGCGGACCAGGGTGCGGGCCGGGTCCTCCGATCCTGCGGTCCTCACGGGACCCGCGTCCGGGTCCGGGTCCCCGTTGGGCCGGCCGTTGTGGATGAGGACCGCGAGGACCCCGGCGGCGAGGACCGCACGGAGGACCGGGGAGACCTCGGGGGACACGATCAGGAGGACCGCGGCGAGGACCGCGGCGAGGACCGCGCAGGTCTTCCACGTTCGCTCGTTGCGGGTCCGGTGGCGCTCCTTGCGCTCGTACTGCCGGGCCCGCCCGTTCTTGTTCTCGGCGGCGTGGCGCTCCATCGCCAGGGTCTCGGCGTCGATCGCGTAGCGGACCAGGTGAAGGGAGAGCCGCCACCCGCCCCGAACCGCCCACCCGACTGGGCGGACCGCGTACCCGCGCTTGATCCCGTGGTAGGCGGCCTGGTTGACCCCGTACCGCCCGGCGTGCGTCACGTTGCGCCGGACCCCGCTCGCGGTCTTCGCCCACGGCGGCAGGATGGGGAGCATCGCCGGGGCGACCCGGCCCGAGTCCTCGGCGTTGACATCCGGCTCGGCGACCACCGACACAGGCGGAGGGGGCAGGGTGTCGAGCTCGACCGTGTCCTCCGGATACGGGTCCCGCGGGTACGCCTGCCCCAGATAGATCTCCTGGTCGTCACCGCGTTTGAGGAGGTTCAGGGCGCGGCGGCCGTTCTGGTGGTCCGTGGTCGCGGTCACGGCGCGCTCACCGCGGTGATGCAGCAGCTGGCGCCGGGCCGGACGATCGGCGCCGGCGGGTTGGTGATCAGCAACACGAGGCCGATGGCCCACGTGATCAGCCACACGGTGGCCAGCAGGAGCGGGGGCGGACGGTTACGCATCGGGGGTCTCCTCCATGCGGGCACGGGCGAGGGGCAGGATCTGGAGGCGGACCCGGTCGTTGTTGACCCGGTGCCCCTTCTTGCGCAGGGCCTCGGCCAAGGGCTTCCAGCTGGACAGCACGCCTGGATCGGCGGCGGCCAGTCGGCAGGCGACTGCGGCAAGCTCGTCGTCGGTCAGCGCCGCCTTGGTGGCCGGCCGGCGCGCCGGGGGCCGTTTGGCCGGGGCCGGCCGGGTGACCCGCGGGCGTTCAGGAGCCTCCGTCACCTCGACCGGTGCCGGGCCGGTGGGCTCCTCCTCCTGCTCGTCGACGTCGATCCCGGCGGCCGCGGCGATGATCCGGTACAGCTCCCGCTTGCGCGCCGGCGCGGCAGCGAGCGATCCGTGCCGGTCGGTCAACCGGGCCAGGAACCGGCGGCGCTCCAAGTCGAGGGCCTCGGCGTACGAGGTGATGCCCCACACCCGCATGCGGCGCCACAGGCGGAGCGTCGGCCACGGCGCGCACACCCAGCGGGCCAGCGGGATCCGGTCGGCGACCTCAACGAGGCGGGCCGTCATCGTGGCCTTGGCGGCCTCAACAGCGGCGGCGAACAGGGCGGGCAGGGCGGCGTGGCCGAGGATCCCGAACAGCCCGGTCTTGCCGGCGACGTTCAACGCGATCGTGACGCCGATGAGCGCCCACGCGAACCAGCGGAGCCAGGCGACCTTGCGCTCCCCGCGGGTGAGAGCGAAGTCGAGGCCGGTGAAGAAGGCGATGGCGCCGTCAACGCTCGCGGGCAGCAGCCACGGCCGGTCCCATCCGTCGGCCGCGGCGACGGCGGCGACGTTCGTGAACGAGCCGATGGCGCCGAACGCTCCGAGGGCGGCGACACCCGTCAGCATGACGGGGAGCAGCAGGTCCCGGGAGACGCCCGAGGGGCGGACGCGGTCGAGAAGCGCGGCGGTCATCGGAACACCCCGGCGCGTCGCTGCCCGTTGGTGCGCTGCTGATGGCACGACCGACCGCCACCCCCGCAGAGGGTGCGCAGGTTGGCGAGGTGATGGATGCAACCCGGCTCCCGATGGCGGCCGAGTGCAGCGTCGATGTGGTCGACCTCGAGATGCTCGGCGCTCCCGCACTGGGTGCACCGGTAGCCGTCCATGCGGCGACGGGCTGAGCGGGCCCGGTCGAACACATGGTTCTCGTTGGCCTCGTCAGCGCACCGTGGGCCGCAGAAGTTGTAGCGGTTCCGGGGGATCAGCCCGTTGCACCACCGGCACGCCCACGGCCCACCCTGCCAAGCGGACAGGACGCACGCCCGGTAGATGTCGTCGCCCTGGAGCACCGGCGGACGGGGACGGGACTGCTCCCGGTGCAACCACTTCCCGAGCACGACGTAGGCCAGCCCGGCAAGGGCCGCGTCGATGGCGCGCCGCTCGATGTGGTGCGCCCACCGGTGCATGGCCCGGCGCAGGGATCGGCCGGCGACCCGCAGGACGAGGAACCCGAGCGCGACGAACACGACGAAGAGGAGGGTGAGGTCGGCGGTCACGGCCGGTCCCCGTTGCCGTTGCTGCCGTTGCCCGCGTGGGCGGGCGCCGGGGGTGGCACGTAGCCGGCCCAGTCGTTGCGGGCGTGCTGGTCGAGGGCGAGTCCGGCCAGGAACTCGCGGGTGTCCGCATGGACCTCACCGGCTCGGGTGCGCCACGCCTCGGCTTCCGGGCTCGGGCTAGCGTTCGGCGCGGGCGGGCCCGGCTCGGCGAACGGACGCGGCACGTACCCGGCGGGGACCAGTGGCTCGGCGAGTTCGTCGTGCGGGTAGTCGGCGGGACCCGCTTTGCGCTCGGCCCGCTTCGCCTTCCGGTCGGCCTTGCGCTGCGCCCGGGTCTTCTTCGGCGGCCGGGTCTGGCGCATCAACCACCGGTCGATGCGGCCGGGGCTCGACAGCTCCTCGTCGGGCACGCCGGCCTCGCGCTCGGCAGCCCACTGCCGCCCCCACGCGTCGCGGCGCCACATGCCGAAGCGCCGTACCTGGCGGGCGTCGCGGTGCCCTGCCCGCCAGTCGGATGCGACCCCGCGTGCCGCGCCCCGGATGCCCCGGCGCTTCACACGGCGGACCGTGAGGCGGCACAGGCTCATCACGGCCAGGAACATGCAGCCGATCGACGAGACGATGGCGCCGATGTGGAAGCCGTCGGCGAGCAGCCCCGCGGTGCGGGCCGGCCGGCCGGTAGGCGTCAACGTGAGCAGCGGCTGCGGCCCGTCCTTCGACGGGATGAACCCGCCGCTGCCGTCGGATGTCGGCATGCACTTGGGCGGCCAGTCCTCACATCGAATGCCCATTGACCGCTCAACCTGCGGTGTGACCGCGATCGTGTCGGCCACCGTCGCCATGGCGGCGTACAGCGGCCAGCAGATCAGTGCCGTGAGGACCGGCGAGAAGACCAGGAACCGGAGTCCCCACCGGACACCCCGGGTCGCGACCCGCGCGCCGACGAGCGCGTGGCTGAGGTCGAGGTGCAGGGGTGCGCCCTGCACTACCGCGTGTGCCGCGCTCGCACCATTTGCGGCGGCCTGGCTGGCGGTCTGGCGCAGCACCGTCCCAGTCGACTGAGGCGACAGGCCCATCGGTCAGGCCCCGATCCCGAGGAGCCCGAGGTGGTAGCGGAGGATCACGCCGGCGGGCACGGACGTGACCGACGGTCCGTCGACTCCGCCGCCCTTGGCGCCACCGATCTTCTGGGCGATGGTCGTCAGAATGTCGATGCCGAGGGCGAACGCCGCGTCGTTTACCTGGGCCAGGACGTTGTGGATCATCCCAACCCCGCCCAGCGACACCCCGAACATGGCGCCCAAGAGCATGCCGTCCCACTGGGCGCCCCGGCGCGCCTTGGCGTAGACGAGCAGGACCAAGAAGAACAGCGGTGGGGTGAGCACGGGGCCTCCGGGAGCGAGGGGGGTGCGGCATCAGACGTGGCCATACATGCAGTGTCAACACTACATAGCTGCTACCGTACCATGCAGTGGACTCACTACATACGGGCCCACGAGATCCGTTAGCGGGTGACTACCGTCAGGAGGTCAGCGGGCCGTGACAGCGAGGGGCCGGATACGGTCCTGTGCCGTGGCCCCCACGCGACCGCTCCTCAGTGACCTGATCAGTGCGCGGGAAGTGGCCCAACTACTTGGACTCTCGGGACCAACGACGGTCAGCGTTTACCGGACCGCCAGGCGACCCGACGGCACGCTCCGCTACCCCGACTTCCCCCCTCCCGTGCTCCCCCGCCACGACGACCCGACGAGCGGTCAGTACTGGTGGCGGCCAGACATCCTGAAATGGCGCGCCAAGCACCCAGCGATCGGGCGCCACCGATCCGACGGCGACGATGTCACACCCCCCTCGTAGTCTGAGGCCAGGCGCGCCACCGCCCGTCCCGTCCCGCCGCGAGGCCAGGGCGGAACGCGACAAAGTCCGCCGGCCGTGACCCCCGTGAGGGTCGCGGCCGGCGGCAGCAAAGGTAGCGATCAGGGGTCGGGGTCAGGTCGTGTAGGTCACCCAGAAGTGCCAGGCCAACCACACGATGAACGCCGCGGTGATGGCGGCGGGGATGAACCGGTGGACGGTCTGGGTCAACGTGGGGTAGCGGTCGTGGCGGCGGCGCAGGGCCACGGCCTCGAGGGCGAGGAACGCCAGGAACCAGGCGGGCCACGCCAAGGTGAACAGGACAGACCAGGTGTCGTTCACGGCCGGGTCAGGGCCGCCCGTTGGGCCGTTCGGGTACGGCGACGTCGACCCGATTGGCGAGGTCGTTCACGGCGCCAGCAGCCGAGCGCGACTCGGTGATGGCGTCCCGGACGGTCGCAGTCGGGATCACGTTGTAGCGGGTGAGGATCCCGGCGAGCAGCGGCAGGCCGACCAGGATCGCGGACCAGGCGTTGAAGCCTCCGCCGGCGTCCTGTCCGGCGCGGATGATCTCGGTGACTGCGGCGAGCACAGCAGCGGCGAGCGCGGCGATCACTGCGGGTTCCTTCTTCATGGGGTGTGTCCTCCTCGGACGGTTTGGTCGGTGGGAGAACGGGGTCAGCGGGCGAGCGCGAACGTGGCGACCGCGACGAGGACACCGACCATGACAACGGCGAGGCCCATCACGGCGAGCATGTTGGCGTTCGACGCCGACTTTCCCGCGTGCGCGCCGCCGGCCGTGTCGATGCGATGCCGGACGTCGGCCAGCTGGGATTGCAGGTCGGCGATCTGGTTGACGAGACCGGCGATGAGCGCGGACACTTCGCCCTTCAACGCGAACGTGGCCTGCTGGTCGGTCAGGGTCTGGCGGAACTCGTTGACCGCGGCCAAGCGCTCGGTCAGGGCCTTCTCGGCCTTCAGCGTCGCTTCCTTGGCCGCGGCGAAAGCGGCGTCCGTAGCGGTCTGGGCGGCCGCCAACGCCTTCTCCCTGGCCTGCTCCTCGCCCTCGAAGCGCTGCTGGTAGCGCTGGTCCTTCTCGGTCGCGAGGTCACGTTGACGGGCGTCGTCCGCGGCCCGCAACGCGAGGTGGCGTTGGTCGAGGGCTTCGATGGCCGTGTTGATCGCGGCGAGAGCGACCAGTTCAGTTTGGGCCTGGGCGGCCATCTGGAGCGTGAAATGCTCGAAGACGGTCCCCAACGTCCACTCGCCGGATATGGCTGGCATCGGGGCAACCGCCGTCACGCCTCAAGCCGGCGGCGCAGCTCCTCGGCGACCGCCCACCCGGCCATCTCGGCGAGCTCGGCGAGCTGTTCGGGGGTGAGGGCCACGGTTGCCTCAACGACGGTCGTGTCACCCGCGGGCCACGCACGGGGCAGCAAGGTCCTGTCGTAGAACATCCAGTCGGGCACCTCACCGGGCTCACGGAGTCCCGACTTGGCGCCGGTGGCCACGATCCAGTCGCGGATGCCCTGGTGGCCGGCGACCTCCTCGGGGGTCATGGGCCGCACGAACTGGTCGGACGACAGCGCCTTGTACACGCCCTGGTGGCCGGGCGGTCCGCCGACCTCGACGAACCACTTCGAGCCGGGCTCGGTGATCAGCAGGTACGTCTCGATCATGTCGTCGTCCTCCTCGGGTTCGGGGGTCGTGGTCTCGGTCATGCGTGCCCAGAAGGCGTCGGTGACGACGTTCTGGTCGACGGTGTTCCCGGGGATCCCGGGGACGCGGGTGACGGAGTTGTATTGCCAGGCGTCCCAGTCGGACCACGCCGGCGGGAGCGCGGGCCGGAAGTTGGGGGGCACCGTGCCGGGCCGGTTGGTTCCGTAGTTGGCGATCCACAGCGCGCAATGCGACGGGGCGTGCCGGGAGAATCCGACGGTGGCCATCCCGCAGTAGATGGTCGACTCGCGGCCGACCTGGCGGGCGACCTCATCGCAGAACGCCCCGGCCCACAGGTCGATCTCGTCACGGCCGAGGCCGTGCGGGTTGACCTCGATGTCCGCGGCGGGGAGCATCCGGCCGCGTCCGTGCCCGCAGATGACGGCGTGCTGCGCCTGGCGGCGAGGGTCGGCGTCCGGGACGCAGAAGTAGTAGGTGCCGTGCGGGAGGCCGACCGCTTCGGCTCCGGCGAGGTTCTCGTTCGCCCGCGAGTCCCGGTAGAGGCCGCCGTCGGCGCCACCGACCTTGATCCACGCGCCTTGCACCCCGGAGTCCTTGACGGCCTGCCAGTCGATGCGGCCCTGGTGGACGGAGACGTCGATCACTCGGACCATGGCGGCCTCCTACGGTGAGATCACTTCGAGCGCTGCGATTTCGATGGCCTGCCATGCGACGCCGACGCTGCGATCGACGTCGGCGACCGTGACCGCCGGCGCGCCCGAGGGGATGTCTCCGCCGAGGACCGGCGCCCAGCTGGCGACTTCGATCTCGCGGTCGATGACATCGACGGTGAGTCCGTCGTCGGTGATCGTGACGTTCACGGCCTCGTTCACGGCCTCGGAGAGGCTGGTGGTGGCGGCGGCCACGGTGACCGGCACAGGCCCGGGTGCCGCAGCGGTGACAGCCACGGTGCCAGGCACAGCGAGCTCGACCGTGGCGGCGGTGATGGCGAGGGTGACGTGGGTGCCGGCCGGCCCGACGACGTCGGCGGTCCCGGCCAGGGTGGCTGTGACGGAGAGGGTCCCGCTGGCGGCCGTCGTCGTCTGCGCGGTCCCGGTCAGGGTGACCGTCGCGTCAAGCGTGCCGGCGGCCGGTCGGGTGACCGTCGCCGTCCCGGTGAGGTTGGCAGCGAGGGCCAGGGTGCCGTCAGCGCCAATCGCGGCGGGGATGACCGCCGCCGTGGCGACCAGGCCAGCGGTGACAGCAAGTGAACCGGTAGCAGGCCGGTCGACAGCCGCGGTCCCGGCCAGGCTGGCGGTCACGGGGAGCGTGCCAGCAGCGGCCCGGTCCACCGTGGCGGTCCCGGCCGTGACCGCGGTGACCGTCTGCGTGCCGGTGACCGGTCTCTCGACGGTGTCCGTGCCGGTCAAGGTGGCGGTGACGGCAAGGCTGCCGTCACCGGGACGGTCGACGGCAGCTGTGGCAGCCAGCGCGGCGACGGCGGTGAGAAGTCCGTCGACGGGGTGAACGGTGAGCCCGGTCCCGGTGGCCGTGGCCGCAACGGCCAGCGTCCCGTCGGCCGGCCGGACGGCTGTTGCTGTGCCGGTCGTGGCCGCGGTGACTGCGAGAGTGCCGTCGACGTTGACGACGCCGGCGGTGACCACCGTCGCGTCACCCGTGAGCGCCGCCGTGACAGCGAGAGCCCCGTCAACGGGTCGGGCCACAGCCGCCGTGCCGGCCAGTGCCGCGGTGACGGCGAGCGTTCCGCTGGTTGAGCGGTCCACCGCGGCGGCACCGGCCAGGTCGACGATCGCCGCGAGCGTTCCGGCGGCCGGGCGGGTGACGAGCCCGGTTCCGGTGGGCGTAGCGGTGACCGCGAGGGAGCCCGAGGCCGGCTTGTCCGCGGTAGCGATGCCGGTCGCGGTGGCCGTCGAGGTGAGCGCGCCAGCGGCCGGGATCGTCGAGGCCGCCGCGCCCGTCGCTGTCGCTGTGATTGCGAGCGAACCCGACGTGGGCCGGGTGACGGTGGCTGTCCCGGTGAGGGTCGCTGTGACCGCCAAGGTCCCGGCGCCGGGCACATCCCGGGTGGTCGTCGCGGTCAGCGTTGCGGTGGCAGTCAGGGTGCCCGCTGTGGGCACATCCCTGGTAGCCGTGGCAGTCAGCGTGGCGGCAGTGGTCAGGGTCCCGGTGGCCGGGCGGGTGACGGTGGCCGCGGCGGTCAACGCCGCCGTGACCGGGAGGGTGCCGTCGGCGGACTGCTCAACGCCAGCGACCGCGGCGGGGATGATCCGGGAACGGGGCGTGACCGGGGTCGGCCGCCGCTCGACGGGCAGACGGGGGCTCACCCGACGTACCGGGCGACCGTCACGTCAGGTGGAGCGGCCGGGGGTGTGGTGCCAAGGACCTCGACGGCCACAAGGGCGTAGTCCTGTCCGGCGGGTGCGCCCATCCCGAACGTCTTCGACCCGGCGGCACCAGTGTCCGCATACTCGTTGGCGTAGAACACGTAGACGACACCGGCGTCGCGCTGGTAGAGCCGTTCGCTGCCCGTGGACCCGTTGATGGAGGTCCACGTGCGCGACGCCCCGTCGTTGGATTCGAAGTCGCCGTTGGCTACCAGCAGCGCCGAGTTGGCCCCGGTCGTGGTCACCGTGTGCGACGGCAGGGTGTCCGCCTGGTTGCGGGAGGCGTCCGCTCCGATGCCACCGTGGTCGCGGAGCACCCACACGAACATGCCCCAATTCGAGGCCGTGTTGACGTTCGATGTGATCGTCACGGACCCGGTCGAGCCCGCCTCCGTCCAGGCGTAGCCGTTCGCTGTGCGGTTCGCTACGACGACATACGAGACGCCGTTCGTGTACGAGTTGCTCTGGGTGTCACTGGTGCCGGTCCCGTACGACATGTAGTTCTTGGCGAGCTCCCACACGACGATCAGATCGCCGACCTGCACGGACACCGTGGTCTGTTTGGAGGTCGTGGACGTGAAGTTGGTCGCTGATTGGGTGAACGACACGATCGTCGGCGGTGTAGCCATCGGTCACCTCCACGATCGGGCTCACTCCCAGAGATGCGCCCACGAGCGACGATGCCGGATGCTGCTGATCTGGGTCTGCGCGACTCCGTACTGCTGAGCGATATCGGCCTGCGTGCGACGGGGCACCCGCTGCAGCTCCACGACGATCTGACGGACATCGTCCTCGGTGAGCTTCGCCCGGCCGTTTCGTGATCCGGCCCGGCCCTTGCCCTTGACGGTCGTCGCGGGTGCCAGATCGATGGAGCGACCAACCGACTCCTTGAACGAGAACCGCTCCGGCAGCTCCTCCCCAACCCGGCCAGGAAGGTTGAGATGGGAGAACTCGCCGTACTCGGCACGGGCCGCCGCGTCGTAGACGCGGGCGGCATCCTCCTCCGACTCGTAGTACCCCAGGAACCGACTCGCCCCGTCTTCGCGAATGTGCGCCTGCCACAGCCCGGTCTTGGCATCCAGTGACACGCCCTTAAACGATGACGTGCCACCGAGTCCCGGCTTGTTGGCGATGTTCTGAACCCGCCGGGCGAGACGCAAATTGCCGCGCCGGCAGTCGAGCTTGTTCTGATTGTGATGGTCGACCTCGGCGCCCTTCGGGGTCTCTTCGGTCAGGAGCCCCATGCGTTGGGCTACCCAGCGGTGCAGGTAGCCGCGCTTCGGATTACCGGCGTACTGCCCGACTCGCCCCTTACCGCCGCGCATGCACCATGAGATGTGCCGTGCGTCCTCATAGTCCTCGGGATCAAGGAGGATCGTCACGACGGTTCCATTGCGTTTATGGATTGTCAGGGTAGGTGTGGTCTCAAGGAGCATCTACCCAGCATAGGCAGCCGCACCCATCACTATCACCGCCTTATTCGCGCCACGAGAAGTGCACATCCAATATCTGGCCGGCGCCGACCCACGGCACGATCCCGATGCCGTTCGCGGTCCCGGCGGGAATCACCGCGCCCTCACCCGAGAACGTCCAGATGACCCCCGACCCGATCGCCGCGCCCAACGTCGCTATGCGCAACGCCCCGGCGACAAACGTCGGGCCACCCGTGTCGGTATCGGACACGGTCGCTACCGGCGTCTGGACGTTGTCGGTCTCATACACCTCGGACATGCCCGCGCCGCCCGTGCCCGCCACCGTGAACCGGCGCAACGCGATGCACACCGCCGTCGCTGTCGTGTTGAACACCCCGACCTCAAGAAGTCGGGGCTGCACGGCCGCGGTGGCGCGCATCGACGCGGCGCACAGGGTCGTACTCCCGGCGCCTGTCGTTCGGAACGCACACGACGCGATCACTTGGCGACCCCGACCGCCAGCAGCCAGAGGCCGTCGGCTGCGGGACCCGCAGGGATCGTGACGACCGTGCCCCCGATGGTGCACGCCAGGATGTGGGTGCCGGTGGTGCTGACGAGCCCGGCCCGTTTGACGATCGTGAACTCGTTCTGCAGCTCGGCGGTGTCGCCGGCGTTCACGTTCTTGAGGCTGTAGAGAGCGGTGCGGAAGGACTGCCCGTCGGAGTAGACGAGCGTGACACGGTCGAAGTCGATGAGGGCCATGGTCAGGCCGCCAGCGGTGCGAGCGAAACGGTGATGGTGACGTTGACGGTGTCGCCGGTGTTGACCGTCTTCGGAAGCGTCAGCTGTATCGACAGCAGGAAGGTGCCGGCGGTCGTCGAGTCCCACAGTGAGACGTAGCCGATGATCTCGCCGTTCGTTCCCGCCCAGTTCGTCCATGACGACGGGGCGGACACAGTCTTCGAACCGGAGGCGGCAGCGGACCACGACACCGTTGGGCGGGTCGTGACGCTCGACGGGTTGCCCGTGCCGGCCGCGCCCGGGTCGCCGGTGTTCGTGTGCAGCTTGAGGGCGGACACGGCGCCAGCGGCGAACGATGTGTTGCTGAGCGTGTCGAGCAGCTTGTTCGCCGTGGCGACGGTCGCGAGTCCAACGGCCATGGCCGCTCCTTAGGGTTGTGCGAGGTCTTGGAGGACCGCGGCGATCTCGGGTGGCACGTCGAGGCCTTCGCTGCGGATCTGTTCGGCGAGGTCGATGAACCGGCCGAGCGGGCCGCGCACGACCTCGGCCTCGGCGGTGAAGACCAACTCGAAGCGGACACCGTCCGAGCCGGTGAGGACCGTGTCGGAGATCTGTTCGCTCATCTCGCTGCTCCTTTGCCGGCGGCGACCACGAAGTCGCCTTTGAGCCACGTGCGCGGGACGCTGGCCTCTGTGCGGGTCAGGTCCCAGTGGCCAACGAACCGGGACATGCCCGCGGTGACCAGCCCGGCCGCTACGAGCGGCGTCATCGTCAGGCCCAGCACCTGGCCGGCCGGGGTCACCGTGATCACGGCCAGCACGGTCAGGCGGCGCTCGTCCGCGTAGACGGACGCCGTCCACGTCCCGGTCTCGAGCCCGGCGGGGACGGTCACGGTCAACGCGCCGGCGGCTATGCCGTTGCCGGGCTCGACGAAGATCGACAGCCACCGCGCGGTGAGGTCAACGGTCGACATCACACCCCCGGGGCTCGGTCATGGCGGCGGTGCCAGCGGCACCTTGGGACGGCCCACCTGGCCCGGCAGGGTGGCTGCCGGGTCGCGGATCCGTGGGGCCTCGATCACGGCGTTGGGCCCGGCCGGCGCTGCCGCCTCTGGTGTCCGGATCGGCACGGCCGGTTCGGGTGCGCCCACCTCGGCGAGGAGGGCCACGAGCCCGGCGACCGCGACCGCTTGGGCGTCGGCGTCACCCGCCAGTTTCAGGTGGGGCGCGGCCAGGCTGCGTTGCACGCCAGCGACCTTGCGCCGGTCGGCTTCGGCGGCGGCCAGCATGTCGGCGGGGATGTCCGCGGTCAGGTCGAGGAGCGGCAGGTAGTAGACGCCCTCGGTGTCCTCGGCGGGCTGGTAGGCCTCGATGCGCCATGTGTCGTCGTGGCCGAGCCGCCGCCAATACGAGGCGACCACATGCAGGTCCTCGACGTCGAACGAGTGGACAGCCAACGGGACGTCAGCCATGTGACCATCCTCCTTAGAGCGCGGCGATCCAAGCGAAGTACGCCCACGAACCAGCCCTGATGTTGAGGATCCCGCCGGACGTTTGGAAACCGGCGACCTCTATGTACTGGCCCGCCGTGAACGCGGCGACCGATTCGACGAGCTGGCCGCATTGGAAGAGCGAGAACACCTCGGCATCGGTCCCTACATCACAGTGCGGTGTGCCGGTGGCGCTCGGGTAGGTCTGGATTATGCGGATCCCTGTTGCCTGTGGATCCCACCAGATGTTCGACAGAAACCGGTACCAGCCGGCTACGGGTGCCGTGAACCGGGAGTTGTTGACGGTCAGGGAATGGCTGCCCGCGTTGTCCAAGTACTGGGCGTTGAACCCGATCGGCGTGACCGTCGTGTTCGCGGTGGAGAACGCCGTGTTTCGGTACGCCCAGCAGGCGGGGTAGCCGGATGCGCTCGCCCCCCCACCGAACCACACATCATTGGTGGCCAGACGGTTCCAGGCGGTGACCCCGATTATGTCCCCGGCGCTCTGCGTTGGTGGCGCTGAGTACGGCATCGGCTGCTCCCCCTGCTAATACGAGAGGCGGGTGTTGGTGCCCAACGCCGAGGTCGCCAAAATCCAATAGGTGGTCGTGGACGCCGGCGCCAGATGAAACGTGGTCGACCAGTCCTCGACACCGCTCGACGCGTGATGCTCGATCCCGATGATGAACAACTGCTGGTCGATCACCGCGCCCGTCGACGCCGGCTGATGGATGACCCGCACCCGGTCGCCTTCGGAGCGGGACAGGCACGCCTGCCACGCCCTCGTCGCCGCCGAACCGGACAGCCCGGTCGGGCGGACCGTCACCGACCGGATCCGGGTGAACCGGGCCGACTGCTCAATGAGCAGCCATTGGGCGAGGTTCTTGGCTTCCTCATGCGATTCCAGCAGGGTGGAGATCGAGGCGGGGATATCGCCGTAGGCGTCGATGCTGGCCTGGTCGCGGACGACGGTGTCACCGCCTCGCCACCTGACCGTCACCACGTTCGCGGCGGGCCGGTCGTCGGACGCCAACCCGATGTCGTCGTAAACGACGCCCAACCCGAAGAACAGGGCCGCGACGTCGTCAGTGAACAGCGTCTGGGCGACCGTTGACCGGGCGTCGATCTGGCGGGCGGACCGGTCTTGGAACCCGACCTTGCCGGAGTCGTGGTGGTGCTCGAACAGCCAGCCCTGCTCCGAGTTGGCGACCAGGTCCAGGTAGTCGAGGGCCTTCCGGCCGCCCGTGTCAGCGATACCGAGGATGGTCTGGCCGACGTCGAGGTCACGGAGTGCGGCGGGCCAGCCGATCAAGTCGAGGACCCGGCCGACCCTCGCCCCCGTGTAGTCACCGTTCCCCGGCGCGGCCCCTGCCGTGTAGTGGGCGTTGACGGTGGCCTCGTCCATCTCGTAGTCGTAGAAGGCGAGTTCGTCCAAGATGGCCGGTCCGTCCCACCCGTTCGACCCGTTGATATCGATCTCGCTGAACGCTGGGATCGCGTTGATGGTCGACCCGACGAACGAGTTGAAATACGCCCGGTCAACGCCATCGATCCAGATGGCCAGGTAGTCGCCAGCAGCGTTGATCGTGCACACCACATGGTGCCGGCGACCGTCAGAGATCGTGTACCACCAAAAGGTTCCCGGTGTACCGATCGGCGCATACCACGCTCCGAGCGCCTCGGCCACGTTCGCGATCGTGATGAACGGCGAGTCGGCGACAAGGAACTCGACAGCCCCAGGGAAGTCGCCAGTTGTGGCGAACACCCGGATGTTCAAGCCGCCGCGGGACACGATCTCCGACCAGTCCTGCGCCGACAGGTCCAACTGGTCCACGAGCGGTTTGGGGAACTTGTCGATCTTGACCCAGAACTCGACACTCAACGGACGCAGGTGCGGCACCACGGTCGGCGGCACCTTGCCCGCCGCGACCACCGGGCCGCCCGGCAACGACACGGCACCGTCGTCCGATTCGATCAACCCGTCGGTGGCCTTCACCTCGGAAAGCTGCGGCTGCCAGTGCCCGTGCAGGCCGTTGCCTGAGCTGTCCGTGATGACCTGCCCGATGCCGTCACCCAGCCGGTACCACGCGGTCGGTGTGTCAGCGAGGATTACGGCCCCGTAGGAGTCGGGCATCGTGGTCTTCTCCAAGAACCCGAACGGCCCGCTGGCCTTCATCGTGGTCGTGCCGGTGCGGGCCCGATACTTGGGCGGGAACCCCGTCGTCCACCCGTTGAACAGCTCGTACCTGCGGCCCCGGTAGGGGCGGAACGCGATGACGATCGCCCTCGAGATCGCGGAGACGCCGCCGGTCACGGTGAGGCTGGTGGCGCTGACGTTGAGGGCGCCGGTCTGAGTGCGGTAGTCGAGGACGTGACCGGCGTCGGAGCCCGTCGTCGAGAACGTATCGAACGCCTCGCTGAAGAACTGCCCGGAGAGAGGCGCGACGCCCGTCCAGTCGTCCTGCTTCCACCCGCACACGAGGACAACACCGCCCTCGCTGACCGTGAGAGCCGGCACGGCGATGCTCTGAGCGGACCCGTTCAACTGGGTCGCCAAGGCGGACACGAGCAGCGCCGGGTCAGCCTCGCAGTCCCGCAGCGCGATGACCTGCGCGAGGGTCGTCGCCCCGGCGACGCCACCGGTGAACGTGACCGTCGGGGCAACGGTGCTCGCCGTGGCGTAGCAGCCAAACAGGGCCACGTTCCCGAACGCCAGGATCGTGAACCAGCCGGCGGGCTCGTCGACCGTGCCCGTGCCCGAGTTGCGGATGCTGGCGAAGCACACGAACAGGTCCCGGTCAACCAGCGTGCCCGCGGGCAGCGCCGGAGCCAGCGAGGCGTTGTCCCCGGAGGCGAGCGCGCCCGCACCGACATAGGTGACCGCCGCCGCGCCGTCGAACTCGTCGTACTCGACGACGAGCTGTGCCTTCTTGCCGGGCGTCAGATTCGGGTAGTAGGAGCCGCTGGCGTTGTTCGGGTCGTACAGGCGCGGCTCGGCTTTCGGGGCCTGCAGTACGGCGGTCAGCGTCCCCGGTGACACCCCGTCCAGTTCGGACTGGCGGCCCGTCACGACGTCGAGCTCGGCGAGGTCAGCCTTCGGGATCGTCGAGTAGCTCGGTGTCGCGAACCGGGACGTGCCCGGCGAGAACTTGAGGCTGACCGTCGGGTAGGCCATCTCAGGACGCCCAGGGCATCGACTGGCCTTGCCGCTCAGCGGCCACCAGCTGCCGGACGATCACCCGGCCCAACTCCTCCTGCTGGCCCACGTAGCCGTTGACGACCACCTGGACCGTCGGGGCTGCCGGCGCCGACCTGCCGCGGGCTATGTCGGCGAGGTGTCCGCCCAGCGCCGCCTGATCCCACCGGCCATGCCCGGCATAGAACTCGACGCCCGGCGTGCCGAACGACGACACCAACTGGCGACGATTCTCCATTCCCGAACCGACCGACAGCCACTTCGTATAGTCGTCGCTCATCCCCGCAAATGACAGATCCTCATACACCTGACCACCGGCCTGGATAGTGCGGAGCAGCTCGGCTGACGCGTCCGCGACCCCGTACGTCTTCGCCGTGACCTGCTTCATCATCGAGTCGATCGCCCGCTGCAACACAGGGGCTCGCCGGGTCAACCCGAGCTCGATGCCTTGTACTACCGAATCACCAATGGGCACCATGACCATGGCCGGCGAACCACCCTTGATCGCCGACAGGAACCCACTGACGAGCCCCCCGGCGAACTCTTTGATCTTGCCCCACAGCCAACCGGCCGCCCCCGAGATGCCGGCCCAGATGCCCTCCATGATGGACTGCCCGATCGACAGCAGTCCCCCGAGCGCACCCGAGATGCGGCCGGGGATCGACGCGATGAAGTCGTACAGGACCGACGCCACCCGACCCAACCAGCCGGGCATCTGTCCCGCGAGGTTGGCCACCCAGCCCGAGAACGCGGTCAGCCAGCTCCACAGCTGACCCGGCAGTGCCGCGGCTGTACTCGACACCCATCCCCAGATGCTCGACGCCACACTGACCAGCCAGCCGCCGATATTCGACGCGACAGACACCACCCAGTTGGCGAACTGCATATACCACGCGAACAACTGGCCCGGCAGAGTCGTGGCCACGTTGAATAACCAGTTCCACAAGCCCACAGCGATACTGGCCAGCCAACCCGGGAAGGCGACTATGAGGCCCGCCGCCCAATTGGAGAACGCCAGACCCCACCCGGCGAGAGCGACAACCAGATTGACGACCTGACCGGCGATCCATCCGATGATGAACCCGGCCAGGAAAGCGAGCTGACCGGGCAGGTTGATGATCGCGTCGGTCACCCATGACATGAACGCCGTGTACCAGCCAGCAATCAGACCCGGGAGCGCCACCGCGGTCGACACCACCCACGTCGAAATCGTCGTCCACAGGTTCGACAGGAACCCGATGACGATACCGGGGAGCGACTCGAACCATTCGACGACCGCTCCCAGTGCCTCGGGGATGTTGCCGAACCAGCCCCCCAGATTCGACGCGAACTCGGCGACCTTGCCCGCCAGGTTCACGATGGTCGGCACCAGCGTCCCGGAGATCCACGCCCCGGCCGGGACCAACACCGTGTTCCACACCCACAGCAGCGCCTGGCCGACCGCGTCCACCGCGGTGCGGAAGAACCCCCAGTGGTTGTACGCCCAGATCACGCCGGCGATCAGCCCGGTGATCGCGGCGCCGACCAGCAGCAGCGGCCACGTCGCGGCGATCATTGCGGCGGCGAACGCGTACGCCTCGATGACGAGCGGGATCATTGCCGCAGTCAGCGCGTAGACGGCATACACCATGCCGACAGCGATCTCGACCTTCAGCGCCGACAGGATCTCCTGGTGGGAGTCGAGCCAGCCGAGGGTGGCCTGCACCGCCCCAAACGCGTCATCCCACGCCGTGCGCAACCCCGACAATGCCGGGCCCGCCACGAACGCGACGATCGAATCGAAAATGGGACGCAGCACGATGGCGGCCCGCTCCATGAACCCGGCGAACCCGGATGACGTAAGCCCGTTGCTGGCGTCCATCCACGTCGCGGCGAAGGCCTGCACGCCGCCGACGACCTCAGCGAACATCGGCGTGAGCGCATCGAGTACCGGCGGCAGCTTCTCGCCCAGCCAGGTCGTCACCTGCTCCACAATCGGGATGAGCATGGTCCCGATCGCTTCCTGGAAGTTGCCGATCTTGACCTTGAGCTTGTCGAGCGGGGTGCCCGCGGCCTCGGCCGCACCACCGAACTCTTTGGCCAGTTCAGCGAGGATGATCTTCTGGGCGCCGAGCGTGTCGCCCGCCTCGACCATCGCCTTGATCTGTTCTTTTTGCTGCTCAGTGAACGACACACCCGACTTCGACAAGGCCGTAATGCCCTTGATCGGATCATTGAGTGCCTTGCCAAGCTGGATAGACGCACCGGCGGCATCCGTGCCCAACGCAGTCGCCATGTCCAATGCAAGGCCGATAGATTGATTGAACACATCATTGCCTTCACCGGCCACGTTCTTAACCGAAGTGAACGTCAACATGAGGTTCGCTGAGCTTTGGATTAGCTCATCATCGGCACCCGTCAGGTCCGATATGGTCCCCGCTAACTCGCCAACCTGGTCCGCGGTAATGTTCGCGGCGCCGCCCGTAGTCTTGATCACCCGCTCGGTTTCACGGGCAATCTTCGCGGACTCTTCAGCGGCCTGCCACGCTCCTGTCAACGCGACACCGATGCCGACGACACCGGCCGTGGCCGCGGCACCGATCGCCAGCGCGCCCTTCCCGAGCGCGCCCGTCATGCGGTCAGCGAGACTCTCCGCTCCCTCCTCGGTATCGGACATGGCGTCCTTGGCGCCCTTGTTCTCACCGCCGATGACCACCTTGAGGACACGCTCGATACCCACGAGCACCTCCCATCAGCGGTTCACCGTGACCGGCTCGACTCGCGGTCGATCTCGCGGGCCGCCTCGACATAGCGGTCCAGCTCGGCGACCGACAGGCGGTCGACGTCCCACGGGTGCAACCCGAAGTGGTAGGAGAGGGCCGGCCAGCTCTCGTGCAGAGCGGCCCTCAGGATTGGGGGTCGTTGACCTCGGCCGGCTCGACAGGATCGACCGGCGCGCCCCACCCGTCCACGGCCACGTCCACGGCGGTGTCTTCGTCGACGATGACCTCGCCGTCGTCGCCGAGTTTGCGGCCCTGGAGGTCCTCGGCCCACAACTCGATGTCGCCCTCCTCCAGGTCCTCGGGCCACGACCGTTGGAACTGCGCCCACGAGAGCGACCGCTCACCGTTCAAACGGCGGGACAGCCACACGAACACCGCGGTGGACAGCATCCCGTCCTCGCTCCGCAGGATCGTGTCGTAGGACACGCCCACCTGTTTCAGCACGACGGGGCGCTGCTCGAGCGGCAGGTTGGCGGCGGCGATCCGGTAGGTGTCGTCGGTGCGCACCATGCGCACCACCACGATCCGTTTCGCCGAGGTCGCCGCGTCATTGCGGGCGGACACGCCGGGCGTGGGTGCGTGAGCCATAGCCCTCCTTCTCAGTCGGGGAACGCGGCGGCGGTCAGGTCGGTGACCATGTCGAGGTACCACTCGTCGATCTCGGAGAGCATGTCGGCGATGGTGTCATTGATGGCGTACGGGCCCTGACCGCTGACACCCGGCTCCCAGCTGTTGCCGACCCACACGGGATGCTGCCGCGGCGAGGCGGAGTAGCGGGCCGCGGCGTACCAGCCGGTGTGGCGCAGGGTGCCCCAGAACGCGGCGCCGGCAATCCCGCCGGACGGGGCACCGACCGACGTTGAGGTGGCCGTCGCGTAGCCCTTGATGGAGCCGGCCGCCTTCGCCTGCACGCCACCCATCCCGGAGGCGACACCCCGGGCCCGGTCGGCGACATCGGAGGCCAGTTGCTTCTGGAGCTTCTGCATGACCTTCGGCCACCCGGCGTCGACCGCCTTCAGCTCCTTGCGGAACTCCTTGAGTCCCTGAACGTCGACTGCCGCCTTGCCGGCCATTACGGCGTGACATCCGCCGACACGACCACCACCGAGAAGGCTGCGGCGTCGGTGGCTCCCGTGCACTTCACCGGCACCGACTGCGGGACGATCCCCCGCCCCGCCAACCGGGGGGAGTCACCGTCGACCCTGACCGTCTGGGTGAACGTCACCGACTCGGTGGCCGCGTTCTGGAATCGGGTCACCAGCGAGTAGGTGCCCTCCGAGATGAACCGGTTGTACATCGCCCTGTCGGTGAACTCGATCTCCAACTGGCCCGTCAGCTCATGCAGGTCCGCTTCGAGCGGCTGGCTGCGGGTGCGCGACCCGATGAAGAACCGGTCCATGTCCAGACCGTTCTTCCCGGCGAGCTTCAACTCCTTCACCGGCAACAGTGAGCCGCCGAACGTGATGCTGCCGTGGGTGTACTTGAACGGCGACAGCGACGGCGTCGACGGGAACGACGCTGCCGCCAGCGGGATCCCGATCGTGAACACGATCGACGCTCCGGTAGCTGACGCGTTCACCGGGGTGTTCACCGTGTTCGAGCTCGACAACCCGACCGACGTCGCCGAGTTCACGACACCCACATAGGTCAGCGCCGGGATCCCGGTGCCGGAGATCGGCTTGAACAGGTCGTCCGGGCCGAACGCCGCAGTGGCACTGGTAACCGTCGGCGAACCCGAAGTCGTCACCCCATCCGAGACCGTCCGATGCCCGGTCTCGGTCATCCCCGCGAACGTGACGCCGAGCGTGACGATCTCGCCGGCCTTGCACGCGATCTCCCACTCCTCGACCATCATCCCCGCGTAGGTCATCGGGTGCACGACCCCGGCGACGCCCGGGACGCCCTTCTGCACGGTTAGCGGTCGCGGCTCACCGACCGCCGACCACGTGTGGGTGTAGAGCAGCGACACCGGGCCCGTGGTGCTGGTGACCGTCCCGAACATGCCGGTGAACAACTTGCCGAGCCCGCGGTTGTACAGCTCGTGGCCGACGTCGCCGCCGACCTCGACGTTCCCGCCGTTCCACATCGAAGCGTCGAGGACACGCCGCCCGGCGATGATCCCCTCCGACTCGACCCGCCCCCGCTTCTGTTCGAGCTTCTCGTTGACGAGCGGCACGAACTGGGTGGGCGTCACCGCCAGCCCGGCCGTCACCTCAAGGGCGTAGCCGATTTGACCGGCAATGCCAGATCCGATGGGCATGGGGCCCTCCTCAAGGCGAACGCGAAGAGACCCCTGGCCAGGCGGCGGAGGGTCTCTGATCTTTCGATGGGTGGCCCGGGCGGGCCGCGGTCTACTTGCCGGTGCCGGCCTTCGCCGGCGCGGCCTTCTTCGGCGTCTCCCAGCCCTGCGCCCGCAGCGACACCGCGGTCGCCGGGTCCACGTCGACGACGTCACCGGCCTTCACGCGGTCGCTGATGGCCACGACGTACAGGTCGGCGGGAGCGATCACCTGCTCAAGCTCAGGCGCCTCGGCAGTCGTCTCATCGGCCATGGGTGACTCCTCAGTCATAGCGGGCGTGCACCGGAAACTCGATCTGGATCAGCTGGAAGAAGAACCCGGTCTGCGGCTGCCACGCCGGCTGCGTCGTCCGTGTCGCCGTCCGGGTCTCGGTGCCGCCGAACGAGATGATGCCGGCCATGTCGTCCAGGTCCGGGTTCGTCGCCGGGATCTCCTCGACACCCCACGCCAGGGCGTCGGCCCGGTCCTCGACGTCGTCCAGGTCGGTGTCGAACACCTCGACCCACACCCGGACCGTGAACTCCTCGTCACGCCACACCCTGCCCGCGACGCTGCCGATGAACTTCGCGGCTGCCGACGCCGGCGACTGGCCGGGCAGGACCGTCAGACGCTGCCCCTCCGGTGGATCTGACAGCAGCGACCGGACGACGGTCGTGTCGGGGAACGTCGCCTGCAAGATGTCGGCGAGAGCCCGGCGGACGGCCGTCTCGATGTTCTGCGGGGCGAGCGACACGGCTACGCAAACGTCGGCATCGCGTAGTTGGGCAGCTGGTTGAGCAGCCGGTCGATCTCCAGGTAGCCGGTCGGGCGGCCCTGGTCCTTGTTCGGTGTGCTGTACCGGCTGGTCATCCCGTCCGCTGAACTGGCGATGATCTCGCGCGGCACCGACGACCGGTCAGCGATAGCGCAGATGCGCACGTACTCGCGGCACGCCCGCAGCAACGGCGCACCAGGCGAACCCGGTGGTCCGGTCGACGTGGGCACGTCGTAGCCGTGCGAGTAGGTCGTCACGGCCTGGGCTGTCGGGTAGGCGCCGCCGGTGATGAACCCGGTCGTCGACTCGATCCACCCGGCCTCGGTCACCCGGTACGTCGTCGACGAGATCGTGACCCCGTCGACGACGAGCGACGCCACCGACCGCACCCTCGGATAGTTGAGGACGATCGCGGTGGCTCCCGGGTAGATCGTCTGGGTCTCGACCTCCGTCCTCGGCGTGAACGCGACCCCGCGGTAGTCCTCGGCGAGCCACTCGAACTCGGCGACCAGATCAGCGAGCGTCTGATCGGGGTACTTGGATGGGTCCGCGAGAGCAGGGACCGCGGCCCGGATCGTCGCCGGCGCGAGGTACGGGGTTGCCATGGGACTCCCCTCTCACGTGCCGACGGGGCGCGGACACCCGGGACTCAGCCGGTCAGCGGACCGAGGCGCGCTTGCGTGCCGTGGCCGCCGTCTCCTTGGTCGTCGGGGCCGTGGCGGTCTCGCGTGCAGTTGACGCCGTGGCCTGCTCGGCGTCGTCGGGATCGACCGTCGCGGTCTCGCCGCCCTCGTCGACCGTACGCTCCTCTGGTGCGGGCGCTACCACAGGCGCCGGGAGGGTGCGCATGAGCGCCTGCACCCGGGGCGTGATCAGGCCGCCCTTGGCGACGATCAGGCGTCCCTCCACCGGTTCGGACTCCACGAGCCGGCCCGCGGAATCGACCCACAGGCCCGTCTTGCTGACGTCTGCCATGGTGACCTCCCGGTCAGGTGAGGATCACGAGTGGCTCGGTGGCCACCGTGGTCGGGCTGGCGATCGTCGCCGGGGCCGTGGTCGTGAGCGCCGAACCCGAGGTTTGCACGAGCACCTTCGAGGAGAGGATCGCCGCGGCGGCGCCGGCGATGCCGACCGACTTGCCGACCAGCGTCGGTGGAGTCGTCGCCGTGACCATGAGGCCGACGTAATAGACGCCGGCGACCGTGATCAGCTGGGGCGTCGCCAGAGCGAGCGTCTTCACCGTGTTCGCGGCCCACGCCGCCGTCGCCTGGTCGGCTGACTGGGCGAGCAGCGCCGGCGTGGCCGCGGCCGAGTACAGGGCGAACCAGTACGCCGTGGGCGTGCCGGCGGCCGTGGCGCCGCTCTTGACGGTGATGTTCGTGACGAGATCACCGACCTGGAGGGGCATCGCGACAGAAGTCATGACGCCTGTGGCGAGCGCGGTCAGGTCGGCTCCGCAGTCGAGCTGGCGGATGTTCTGGGTGCGGAACCCTACGGGCGAACCTTCGAGGAGCCACTCGGGGTCGGATACGGGCGGGTAGCGGGTGGCCATGAATCTGGTCCTTTGCGGGTTGCGAGATGGCGGGCGCCGACGTGCCGGATGTCGTGGTGACCGCTTCGTCACCACGATCTGGATAGTGGTTGTCGCAGGACCTAGGCGGACCCGTTAAACGTAAGGCGGCAGACTCCCGCCGGATCGAAAAGTCCGAGGCCGAGACGCACCTGGAGCATCAGCGTCAGGATCGACACCGTGAAGTTGCCGCCGTGGCTGTCGGTCATGTAGGCCATCGGCTGCTGGCGGTCGAACAGCGCCGCGTGCATCGGGTCGACCAGCATGGCGGTGCCCGCCGTGATCGCCGTCGACCGCACCTGCGTGAGTCCCCACGCCGAGCGCGGCCCGCGATTGACCATGCCGCCGTCGGCGTCCATCGCGTGCAGGCCAGCGGTCGCCTCGTTCGACAGGTCGAACAGCTCTGCGTCGGCCGGGTTCAACACGATCATCTCGTAGATCGCCTCGGCGTCCTCACCCAGCCGGATCGCATGGCGGATCGACTTGTAGCGGGCCTCGGCACTGCCGGGCGCGTAGGTCACGATCCCGGAGCGGTTGATCAGCCCGAGGAGGTTCTCGCCGATACCGTCGCCGGAGATGGCCTGAGCATCCGACACCCGGTGCAACCCGTACCGCATCCGGCCGTCGAGATAGCCCTGGACCTGGGGCACGTCCGCGGCCGCCTGGCGGGTGATCTGGGCGAACACGGGGATCGTGGCCGTCGGCTCCTGGATGATCTGGAACGTCACGCCCCCCTGCGGGGCCGTGCCACCCTCGCTTGTTGGGGTCGGCCGGTTCGCCATGTCAGCCAGCGGCGACGTGTCCTGGACGTACTCGATGGTCCCGTTCGTCACCGGGATCGACGGCAGCATGTCGAGGAAGAACACGCGCCGGTCGAGGAAGTCCTGGCCGACACGGTCGAGGCGCTGCGGCCGCGTCAGCGCACCACCCGACGTTGGTCCGGTAGTGGTATCGGTGACGGCGCGGTATTCGAGGCCGGCCAGGTCGACGGTGTGCTGGCCGTGCCCGCCACGCTGGATCCATGAGCGGTACTCGTCGTTGTCCGCGAACCGCTGACCAATCGATCGGGTGTCGGGCCCGACGACCTCGCCGGTGCGCCGGTCGAGTAGCGAACCGAGCATCGACTCGACACCGGAGGTGATCTGCTGCTCGCGCACCTCCAGCTCGAGCTGGGCGACGATGCGATCGTCGACCGTCTGCAGCTCAGTGCGGAGCTCGCCGATCTTGGCCTCTTCGGCCTCGGTGTAGGCGCGCAGCTCGTTGGTGTCAGCGTTGGTGACGGTGGCCTCGTCGATCTGACGGAGCTCGCCCTGGATGTCGCGGCGGCGGGAGAAGTTGGCCTTGACGATGTCGAGCATCGAAGTGGCGGGCATGGATGCCTCCAGAAACAGGGGCGCGCTACAGCACGCCCGTGACGGGTGAACGTCGGAGAGCTCCTGCGCCCGGCGAGTGGCCGGTCAGGCGTACAGGTAGGCGTGCCGGTGCCGTGTCACAGCGACGGGGTCGCTGGTGGCCGGGGCGTCTGCCTGCTCGTCCCGTTGTTCGGGATCGGTTGGTGCCGGCGGGTCGGCCGGCAGATCATGTGTCGGGTCGGCTGGCGTCTCGGGAGCCGGCGCCGGGGGCGTGATGGGACGCCCGAACGAACGGGTCTCGACCGCTTCGCGCACGTCACCGACGTCGCAGCCGATAGCCGCGGCGAGGGAACGTAGCTGGGCGTCAGTGTCGGGGTAGGCGGGGAACGTCACCGGGCTGACGTCGATCAACGCCACTTCGAGCAGGGTGCGGGTGATGTTGCCGTCGGCGTCCTCGTGCCACTCCTGTTCGACCGCTCGGAACCCGAAGCTCGAGCCGGACACGATCCCGAGGCGCACCCACTCGGCGACGCTCCGGCTGACCGGGGTGTTGTTGCCGTCGATCTCGTAGGCGAGGCCACGGCCGTCGATCGTGAGGCGCAGGGTGCCGCTCTTGATGGAGCCGAGCGGCTCGTAGTCGCTGTGGTTCCACAGCGCCCGGACGTCGGCCTCGCGGACGGTGCGGTCGAAGGCGTGCGGGTCGATGACCTCGATGATCGTGTAGTCGCACCACGACGGCGCCAGGTTCACCGACGACCGGCCGAACACCGCGGCGTAGCCGGCGATCACCGGGAACGACTCGTCGGTCGCGGCCGCCCGGAACTCCATGCGGGACTCGTTGTCCCAGGAGAGCGGCGAACGGCGGCCCGCCCAGCGGCGCTCCAACAAGTGGCAGGTCGTCATGGCGTTCCCTCCGGGGCCGGGCCCGTGAGACCGGCGCCTTCACGGTTCAAGATCTCGCGGGCTTCGTCGGCGGTGAGCACCTTGCCGACGCCGAGGTAGATCTTCTGGACGAGCTCAGCGAGACCGCTCGCAGGTCCCGGCCCGGCCAGGTCTGCACCGTCACGGTTCAAGATCTCGCGGGCCTCTTCGAGCGTGATGACCGAGCCCACGCCCAGATAGAGCTTCTGGATGGTCTCGGCGAGCGACCGGACATCCATCTGCCCGTCGCCCCCGGCCGACGTGGCACCGAGGAACTGGAAGTCGTCGCCCCACGGGACCGGCGGCTGGTCCTCGAGCGCACGGGCCTCGTTGATCGTCATCGACCGGTTGGCGATCCGGATGGCAAACGTCTCCGCCCGTTCCTTCGGCGCGCTGCGCAGCTTGGCGTCGAGGTTGAGTTTCCAGAACACCTGCGGGAGACCGTGGGTGGTGAGGAGCCGGTTGTGGCCCTCCTCGATCCGCTCGACGGTCGGCTGCAACGTGAAGCTGCCGAACGTCTGGTTCTGCTCAGCGAGCCCGCTGCCCCAGCTCGTCGAGTTCGACGCGTCGGCGATCAGGTGCGGCGGGACGCCGTAGAACCGGGCGATCTCCGTCGTCGAGAACTGCCGGGATTCGATCCACTGCGAATCCTTCTGGCTGATGGCGATCGTCTTCAGTTCGGCGCCACCGATCAGCACCCCGACCCGGCCGGCGTTCGACCCGCCGTGGGTCTCCTGCCAGAGCTGCCCGACCTTCTTCGCCTTCTCCCGCTCGACCTTCGGGTCGCCGCCTGAGCCCGGCACCTGGATCACCGCCGGCGGGACCGCCGCGTTCCCGAGGAACGACGCCCCGTACTGCTGGGCCTTCAACGCCCCGTCGATGACCTCGCGGGCCGCCTGGATCGGTGACATGCCCCGCAGCGCGCCGGGCATGAGCATCCCGGGGATGTGCATGATGTCGAGCGCGCCGTAGGTCTCACCGAGCGCCTCGTAGGAGATCACGCCCTTCTTGCGGACCACGTCGATCAGCGTCGGATCCAACGGGATCAGATCGACCGGCACCCCGAGCTCGTCCCGTGGGGTGGCCACGAAGGCGTTGCCGTCGGACAGCAACGACAGTTCGACCTGGCAGAGGTACGGGATCTTGCCGCCCTGCGGCGGCTGGAAATCGAGGTAGCCGGGCCGGGGCCGGTAAGGCCGCCGGAACCCGCGGTCACGGACGAACGTGTCGGCCGGCAGCGACGCGATCGCATCCGACAGGAGCCGCCAACACCCGAACACCGCCGACAGGCGCGACGCCTGCTCAGTCGTGACCGGCCCCGACGTTGCGGTCGACGCGTGCCAGACCATGCCCGGCGCCCAGCCGCCATAGCCCGACTGGCCGTACCCGTCCGGTGGCTCCGGGACCCGGCGGCCCGTGCCCGGCAGGATCGTCACGCCCGTCGCCCGCTCCTCGTGGGCGATGCCGAGCGCCCGGCGCAGGATGCTCACGAGACGTCACCGACGGCCCGCAGCTGGCCGCCCGCACCCGCCTCCTTCACTCGGTCGGGCAGCACATCCCGGGTGGCATCGATCCCGAACCACAAGGCCAACACGCCGGCCACGCCCATGCCCGCGGCCAGCCCGAACGCCGGCCCGAGAGCGGCCCCGCAAGCGAGCCCGGCGGCGACCGACACGAGGAGGGCACCGGCGATGATCAGCACAGCAGCCATCGCCACCTCCCTCCGTCAACCGACCACCAGCACGTCCCACTCCGGCTCCGGCAGACCGTGATGGCCGGCGGCAAGCGTCACGACGACCAGCGGGGTGATGTCGACGCTCGAGCGGCGCCGGGACCATTTCCACGCGTCGCCGACTGGTTGTTTCGCCGCGCCCCGCACCGCCACGTCGAGCACGGGCTGGCCACGGTGATGGATCCGATCGTCGACAACCGCGTCGAACAGCTGGCCGCACGCCCTCGTCTGATCCTCACCCGACACCTCATCGACCGGCACCCCGGCGGCCTCCAGGTCCGGGACCAGCGACGCCGCCGGCGAACCCTTCGCCACCGACAGCTCGCCGCCCCAGCGCGCCAGCAGCGCCTGCGCCCGGGCCACGACCCACGCGGTGCCCGGCCGTGAGTCCACAACCTCGACCGCGACCCGATCCGCGTCCAACGTCGAGCGGCCGGCAGCGCCGAACGCCGCCCACGCTCGATCCTCCGACACGTCCAGAGCGAACGACGGCGCGCCCTCGATGCCAACGTCCGGGGCCAGACACTCCGCCCACGCCTCCGGAAAGACCTGGGCGGCCTTCTCGTCCTCTTCGTCGTCGAACATCCCGAGGCGCTCCCGCTCAAAGCCCCCATCGGCGTCCAGTTCCTCGCGCTCCTTCTCGATGTACTCGATCGAGATCCGGTGCGGACATCCCGGGTTCGCCCGGCGCCACACCTCGTGGTCAGTGGCATCCTCACCCACGTCAGCGCAGAACTCGGTGTACGCGAGCGACAGCGCTTGGCCCTCCCGGGCCTGCGCCCGGCCCCGCTTGACCAGCCGGCGCAGCACCCCCGACTCTTCCTTGTCGAGAGGCGCCGACGACGTGTACCAGAGCTGCGGATTCGGACGGGCCGCCATTGTCGGCAGCAACGCCGACATTCCCGTCGACGACAGGTTGTACGCCTCGTCAAGGATCACGCAGTCCCCGGTGAAACCCCGGCCGCTGCCCGTCGAGCGAGCCACGAACCGCAGGCGCTGCCCCGTCCGCAGCTCGATGCCCTCTTCGCCGTGCGACGTCCTGACCCGCATCACGAGGCGGTCCAGGTCCGGGGTCGACTGGATCAGGAACAGGATCCGCCGGAAGGCCTCTGCCGCGGTCTTGAACTCGTGGGCCGAGTGGAGAATCAGCTGCTCATCGAACAGGAACAGGCCCGCCAGTTCCCGGGCCTCGAGCACCGAGCCCTTGCCGTTCTGGCGGGGCACGATCAGCGCCGACGAGAACGCCGCCCACTGCCCGGTCTCCGTCTCCCCGAGCGCGTCGTCGAGAAACAGTTCCTGCCACGGGTCAAGGATCAGGCCCGCGCTGGCCGCTAACTCGATCGCTTCCTGCCCGGCCGACGACGCCCTCGCCGGTCGGACCCGGTACCTGGGCAGCTGAGCGTCGAGCAGTCCGCCGGCGGGCGAGGTCATCACGGGCCGACACCTCCGGCTCCTTGATCGCATCCAGCTGCGCCAGCACGTCCGTCAACTGCTTCGCCAACGGCGCGACGTGGAACCCCTCGGTCTCCTCAATGCTCGCCACCAAGCGGTCCCGCAGTGCCACAAGCGCCCGGCGGCGATCCCCGGAGGCGACCTCGGTAGCGAACTTCGTCCGGGACGCCCGTTTCGCAGGACACACGCGCCACCTCTGAACTGAGGGAACAAACCACCAGGAGTGGGGAGAAACGAAACCCGTGGGCAGAGAAGGGGTGAC